AGTCGGTCGCGTAAAGTCACTTGTTCACACGTACCCTCCAGCTTAAATCTCCGAATCCGTCCTGGTGTCCATGTAAGTGGGCCGAAATGTCCCAGTCTTAAGTCCTTTGTTATGTTGGATGTCCCAGTTGTCTATCTATCTTTTACTATCCTATAGAGGTACTATATATAGTATTAGGGAATAGGATATACATACGCTAATAAGAGATAGGTAGTGGGGGTATAGGGGGGCGTTTTCGACCGGGACTGGGACACTGGGTATGTCGTTGAATAATATATACGTTAGGATAGAAGCAGCGTATTTGGCGAGTGGGACGGACAGGTGGACACTAGGACGGCGTAGCGCAAGTCGAAATATATATGTCGATGAAATATGTTCGTGTTATGCTAAAACCCGGTATGAAATTCGAAGACTACAAGTATCCGAAGGCGCAAGAGAGGAGTCGGAGGGAGAATCCGCCGATGCGGATTTCGTTCGACCGGAGGTCTATGATTTTGAATACGACGGCGACGGCGGTGTTTCAGGACATGCTGGTAGCTGCTCAGAATAAAGGGGATAATCTGTACGCGCAGCCGGTGATCGAGACGGGACGGAGGGAGAAGGCGGGGATCAGGTTCAGCACGGAGAAGGGGTTGAACCTGGGGCTGAGGCGGGGAGGGGACACGGCGATAAATTGTATTTCGTTCATCGTCGACATTAATATGATCGGGCAGAAGCGGGTTCCGGTGCGGTGGAATGCGGAGTTGCCGGGTTTCGAGTGGGATATTCCGAAGAGGGAGGAGGGGAAATGAAGACGAAGTGGCTGTGGATGGGGATCGCGGTAGCGGAGACGTTCTACGTTGTTCACCAGCGGAAGACCATGGCGGAACATTGGGCGATGGCCGAGCGGCTGATCGCGGCGGATGATGAATTACGGAAGGCGGATGCGGAACTGCGGGGGGCTGCGAAGCGGCTGAGGGAGAGATGTGGGGAGCCTGCGGAGAAGGCGGACTTCCCTGGGTTCTACGTGGGCAGTCCTCACGAAAAAGGCTACAGGAATACGGGAGGAAACTAATGAGACTGATCGCGCTATTGGCATTCACCGCGGTGCTCCAGGCATCGCCGATATCAACCGTGGCTGTGACGGGCGGCGGACAGTTCGTTGATGACCTGTTCGACCCGATCACGTGGTGGAGCGGGAGCTTTATGGGCGAGGGGGTGTCGGTTCAGGTGTCGAACATTGACGCCGTCTGGTCGCCTGGCGGGATGTACGCGCCGGGGATATATCCGGCACGGTCGACGGGGAGCGCGTGGGTGTTCGGGCAGGCGTTCGCGTGGGGAGAGTTTCAGTTCTACTTGAATGGGGTGACCGGGGAGGGGTCGATCACGGCCGGGGGGCAGACCGTGGGGATTACGGGGATCGCCAGTGTGACGAGGGAACAGTGTTACCGGGAAGGGGCATTCAACGACTGCGAGGGGGATTTCAGCGTGGGCGATCCGCCGCCGTTCGGCAGCCCCGCGGTGGTAACGGCGAGCCCGGAACCGGGGACGCTGGTGATGATCGCGTTGGGAGTGGCGTTCGTGATTGTGGTCAGGCGCTGGCGCGCGTGTCTGCGAAGGATGGACAGTTAATCTGGAGGCCTATAGCGCCACGGCCTGCCGTCGGCGGTGTCGCGGTAGCGTTTCCAGGAGTGGGCGACGAGGCAGCGAGCGACGCGGTTGGATTTGGCCTGATCCTGGTCTTTGACGGGGACAGAGAGTTCCTTGAGAATTTCGGGAATGGAGACGGAGCCTTCTCGGAAGGGGGAGTTGTCGCCGGCCTCGACGGCATTTATGGCCTTGAGGATGTCGCGGGTCCATGGATCTTCCATGAGCCGGTTGGACTGCTGTTCGACCGCGGCTTGGCGGACCGAGTCGTCCTCGATCCACCAGGGACGTTCGGATTGGTACATGGCGTAGGCTTCCGCCCAGATCTGGTCGCGGTCGCGGCGGAGGGCGTCGATGTCAATGTGGCGGCATATGACGGGCCACCATCGCCTGTTGCCGGTTTCGTCCTGGAGGTAGGCAGACTGGTTGGTGGTCACGGCAAAGACACATTGGCGCGGGAAGTCTCGCGAGTTGCGGCCATACGTCGGGCGGTAGTGGTCGGTGCGTCTGGTCATGAAGGAGTTCAGGCTGCTGATCTGGGAGCCGGCGATCGAGCGCAGGTCCGAGAATTCGACTATCCACTTTCCGGGGAGGTCTGAGGAGGCCTCCCTGCCGGCGATGTCGCCAATCTGGTCGGTGAACCATTGGTCGGAGGCGAGGACGCGCAGGCTCGAGGATTTGTATTTACCCTGGGGGCCTTCGAGACAGAGGGAAGTGTCGACCTGGCAACCGGGTTTCATGATGCGGGCCACCGCGGAGATGAGCCATTTGGGACCGATGGCCCGGGTGTATTCCGTGGGCTCGACGCCGAGGTAGGAGGAGAGCCAATTCTGGAGGCGTGGTTCCTCGTCGTGGGTTTGCGAGGTGAGGTAGTCGCGGACAGGGTGGAAGGGGTGGAGCGCGGCCGCGCCCATGACGGCGCCGTTAACGATCTGGGGGCCGACGAGGATGTTGTGGTGCTGGAGCCAGTCGGCGGTACGGACGTCGTCGACGTCTGTCCATTCGCCGAGGGAGCCGTAGGGGGTAGGACGGAGCTTTTCGAGGCGTTGCGAAAACTCGTTGAAGCCTAGGACTCCGTCCCATTCGGGGGCAAATGAAAGACCGATGATCGCGTTGGCGAGGATGGCCTTGGGCGAGCCGTTCTCTGAGCGGATGAGTTGACGCTCCCAACCCTTGGCGATAGGCTGCTGTGTGGCCTGAGAGTGTTCGGCGGCTACGCGGCGCTTGAACTCCCGGAGGGAGAAGCCTTTGATCTTGCGGAGGCGCTCGCACGCATCAAAGAAGGCGGATTCGGCAAGGAGGGCGCATTGCTGGACGAATGTCGACTCGTAGCAGGGGTGCGGGTCACCCTTGGTGATGAGTTGAGCGATTACGAATTCGACCGAATCGACCGTGGCGCGCCGAAGATCCTCGGCTGCGCCGTTCCAAGTATCAGACAGGGTGGTAGTCCTTGATTCCCTTCCCGCCGCTCATCTTCTCGACGAATGGCATGATGGACTGCGGAAGTTGGCGGCGGTAGGACCACGCCACGGCGTAGAGAAAACGGCGTCCACTGTCGGTGATCTTGAAGGCTTCGCCGTCGCGGACTAGGCGGTCGTAAGTGTTTCGGACGAAGCGCTTAGTGGCCGTGCCGGGGGTGTAGGAGCAACCGGCGAGGAGCCGGATGAGAACCTTCATGGCGTGTGCTTCATCGTAAGGGGAAGGTTCGCGGGTAGGGACGGAGGCTTCAAACAGGGGGAGCGTCATCGTGTCGGCCACCTCACAAAGGCAATCTCGGTCCAGAGGCACGTCATCTGGCGCTTTGGGAACTGGCGGTTCTTCCATAGGTTGCGGCGGGATTGCAGTGGAAACGACCGTAGAGAGCGCCGTTTTGAGGAGTATATTTCGAAACGCGGTGTCCCCTCTCCTGGCTTCCATGGCGCCGCGTAGATATGACATCCGTCCCCGGACAGGGACATTCGGTTCGGCCATATGTCCCGTCTCATTTGTTGCACTCCGGGCAGCAATCCGCGCAGAAGAAACCATGCGAGGTAATCGGGCAGTGGGCATCCGAGACTGTGATGCCGCACTTCTCGCAGACTGCAGCGAGGCCGAACCGGCCACAGGGTTTGAAGTTTCCCAGGGTCGTGCGGCTCGACGGGAGAGGGCCAATCGCGGCGGGTGGTCGGCGGCGTGACTGCGGACGGGGCATCATGCGGTCACCGCCTGGAGGAGTGGCATGTCGTTGGCGATGCGGCTCTGTTTTCACGTGTGAACACTCTCCTGGCAGAGGGGGCGGTCCAAGCGCACGCCAGGGCCACCGGGTCCGCCCCTCGTGAAGTTCCGGGGATCAACCGGACCCTTGGACTGTAACAGACTTTCAACGTATGTTCAACACAAATGTTGTGTGCTTGCCAATAAATTAGCTGGCCATCGTCTGCGGGAAGGTGATAAGTTAAGTACCTAGGGGGAGTTGACAGGTGACGGAAACGATGAGCCGGGACGAGATGGAGGCGCGAAGGCTGGCGGCGGGGCACGATCTTCTGTACGGAGCGACGACCGCGCAAATTCTGGAGAAATACAGCGTAAGCCGGACGACGTTAATGCGCTGGCGCCAGAAAATAAACAAGGCTCCAGGCACGACCGGTTTGCGTAAGACCGTGACAACGGGCCGTCCGCCGAGACTCAAACCGCATCAGGTCGCACAGGTTCGTCAGTGGTGCTACAACATTCCCCAGTACACCTATCAGGAGATTCGGGACCAGATCGAGAAGAACTTTGGCATTTGCTACAACCGCGACTCCGTTGGTCGGATTCTGTGGCAGATGGGGCTCCAGTCGGGCCGCAGCCGGGCAAAGCGGAAGGCGTAGAATTGCAATATGCCCGCAACTTCTCCAGCCCAGCGGCGCCTATTCGCTATCGCTGAACACCACCCCGACCAACTCTACGACAAAAACAAGGGACTCGCTAACCTGCCGCAAAATACTCTGCACGACTTCGCCGCTACGAAGGAATCGTCCATGCCGAAGCGCCGGAACTACGGAGAAGAGGGAGAGACATATTCGGACGAGGGCAACTGGATCTCCGAGGCGACGTCGAAACCGGGATTCCGTAAGGGCGCGCTGACGCGGAAGGCGACGGCCGCCGGCATGTCGCCGATGAGCTTCGCGCGGAAGCATTACGGGGATAGCGGGAGGACTGGCGCGCAAAGTCGCTTTGCGATCAACGCGACTCAAAAGTGACGTCGCCATACTGGCGAAGGGTCGCGAGCGCAGCCTCTATCCTTGCCTTTCGCAAGCGCGCTGGCGTGAGATGCCGGCGCAGGTGCTCAGCGGAGGAAATAATGGCTATTCGGATTCTGGTGTGGTTTTTGCTCTATCACCGTCAACTCCATCAGGATTCATTGTGTGTGGCTCGTCATCTTCCGGGTCCAAGATTCCGAGACCGCCGTTCTCGACGGCCTTGTCCATCATGGAATCCAAGAATCGGGTCAGCGGCGTGCTGCCGTCCTCTCCCTCATCATTGATTTCATGGCAGATATCTTCAGCAAATTGGAGAGGATCGGCTATCTGGAACTCCCGCTTGAACTCCCCTGAAGCCTCGTCATACGGGTTGTTTCCTTCGCCATTCTCAAAGGCAAAGGCAATCGTGCGGATACCGATGGAGATGACTAGATTGCCGTCCTGAACGACGGCCCGTAACGGCATACCCTCCCGACCGTCACCAGAAGCCACACTAGAATCCGATTTTGGATGCAATGTCATTTCAACGTTTCTCCACACTCAAATCCGAATAGCCGAAATAATCTCCAAGTTTTCAATTCTGTTGTCCGCCCGATCACCGTTGATGTGATGAACGTGCTCCTTGGGGTCCAACTTCCTCCCAATGTGCTGCTGTATGATCCACCGGTGTTCCGATATCCTGCCACTCCCGTCCGGCGCATTTATGCATCGGTATCCGCCATGCATCGTGATATTTCCTCGACGCGGCGTCGCCTTTCCCTTACGGTCGGACCAAGCGCATTGCTGAGAACAGTATTTCCCGGACAGTCCTTTGTGAATATACGTCGAGAACTCGCGTTGACAATGTGCACAAACGCAGGCTTTTTTGCCGCCGCTCGGAAGAAACTTGCCTACCCGAGCGTGACCTATGCAGGCGGTAGAGCAGAACCGCGGAGATCGGTTTCGTCCGTACTGGCAGACGGATTTACCGCACCATTCACAGGGCACATACCGAGGAGTCTTCTTCTCCATCTTGCATCGACATTGAACACAGCAAAAACGAGCGTTCGGACGACAGCTCGAAAATCTTCGCTTGCAATTTTCGCATTCGAACCGATGTCTCATAGTGCATTTGCAATTATGTCAGAACTGCGGTAGTTGTCAATGGTGATATGATCGGAACCGTCGCATGAGTAAGAAGCCCCTTGACGTCCCTCCTCACCTCGATCCTCGCCTCAAAGGCAAGCTCCACGCCTTCCCAATCCCGCCATGGTTGGGCAGCGCCAAAGCGAAGCTCTACGGCGTCCCTCAGATCACGGACCCGATGTATGTCCAGCGGTTCGAGAAATCGGACAGCACACTCCATTTTGAGAGCAACCCGGGCCCACAGACACACGCGCTATTTGCCCCATTCGAGGAGCTGGTCGTTGGAGGCCGCCGCGGCGGTGGGAAGTCAGTTTGGCTCCTCGCCAAGCCGTGTATGACGGACTTCACGCTGGGGCACGACGACCCAGCCCGAGGATCGTATTTGAACGACAGGGCGTTTCGAGGACTCTTCCTGCGGCAGGAGTACCAGAGCTTGGCGGAATTCATTGAAGAGGCGATTGAATTCTACAAGCCATTCGGCGGGAAGGACGTCGGCGATCCGGTTCAGATTGACTTTCCGTCTGGCGCGAGAATCTATTTCAACCACCTTCAAGATGAAAAGGCTTACACCAAGTACAAGGGATGGAACCTAACGTTCATCGGCATTGAAGAGTTGACGACGATCCCCAGCCTCCAGCAGTACCGAAAGCTGCTCGGATCGCTCCGCGCCACGCCACGGGTTCGGGAGGTTGCCGGACCGAACGGGACCAAGGTACAGAAGACCTTTCCGCCGCTTCGCACCCAGATGGCGGCAACGACGAATCCCGACGGACCAGGCGCGCCGTGGGTAATGGACCGCTTCGTCTACGTGCCGGACGAAAAAGGTAAAGACATCCCATGGGGGACTCCGATGTACGACGGGATCACCGGAAGCTGGAGATGCTTCATCCCCTTCCCGATCGAGGGGAATCCCTACCTTGCCGACAGTACGACGGCAGGCCGGCGCTACATGGGAATGCTGCGGTCCCAGGACGAGGTCACCCAGCGGCAGTGGATTCACGGCGACTGGCGAGCTGGATCGAGCGTGTTTTTCACCGAGTACCGACCTGACGGGCCAAACCCGGAGGAGATAGTGGACTTTCCGTGGGCGAACCACAGGACAGACCCGGTGCTCCTGCGGCCGTGGTGGTATCGCTTCGGCTCTGGCGACTGGGCGTACGACCACCCTGCGGCGTTCCATAAGTTCTGCCGCAACGAGCAAGACAAGCGGTTGCACATTTACGACGAGATGCAGGTTCGTCGCGTGGCGCCGTTCGAGCTGGGCGCACTCCTCGCCAAGTGGTGGTTGCCTGAATTGTCGGGACTCCACAAGCACTCCAAGGACGCCGCAGTGGTCCTCCATATCGGATCGGACATGTTCCGTAAGACCTCGGACGAGCGGACCATCGCCGAGCAGATGGCAGCCGGCATTCGGGAAGTTCTGGGCTCTTACGGGGCGGTCTTGATGAAGATGGACGACGTGGAACGCGAGATCAACGCGCGCGATCCGCGCCGTGCGCGTGACGTCTTCCAGCGCCGCATGAAGGAAGCCGAAGGCAAGATGCGGCTCGTTCTGAAGCCCTGTTGGCCGGATCGCGTTTCGGCGTGGCAGTTTATTCGGGACATGTTGCGGTGGCGTCCGGCGATGCTACAGTTCCACACGAACGAGGAACGGGGGAAGTACCTACGGCAGGTTCTGGCCGAGGAGGGCCGCGAGTCGTACGAGTTGCAGGCGGCAAACCTCCAGAAGGCCAAGCCCGAGATCTTGCCGAAACTGCAAATCTGGCGGTGCTGCGCGGAACTTGACCGCTGTCTCCGGACCGCCAGGCGCGTGCCGTCGCCAAATGATCCGTCAAAAGTGGATAGGTCGGACGATGTCCTGAAATTTAACGCCGATTCGGAAGGAAAAGGCGGCGACGATAGTTTAGAAAGTTTTAGAAATGGATGCTTCGCCTACAAAGAGATACAGACTTCTATGCCGCTGGACGTCTACGTCTCGGAGCGGATCGAGGAAATCCAGGAAGAGTACGAGAAGAACTACGGCGAGCGGCTAACGGACCCGGCAAGGCTCGCAATGATTGCACAAACCCAGGTTGCCAACTTCGCCAAGCAGCAGGGCCCAAAAGCGGCATCGTTCAGCCTGCCGAGCAAGTGGAATATTCGACATCGGCCACAATAGTTTCTCCCGTGGCGGATCGGATATCTCGCAATTCCCTATCTAATCGCTCGACTGTTAGGGCGAGTTCTCGGAATGCGCGCTCCAGGTCGGCAATCCTGGAGCGATCGGACAGTTCACTGCCCGAAGCTCCGACAGGGACCATCATATCCGTTCCGTTGATGGCAGTTTATCACCATAAAGTCCCTTTATTTTGTTCTGTTTTCGGAACAAATTTACGGACCCTGCCTCCCGCGTGATATCGTAATCGCATGTTCAAGCCGCCGATGAAACAGCCGGTCACGATGACAAAAACGAAGAGATCACTGACCCTCGGAGCCCCGACTCCCCTCGGCGCGCCGAAGCCCCCGATGGGCGGGGGGCGGATGCCGTTCATGCAGGACGGCGGACCGGGAGGCGGCGCGGAACCGGACGGCGCTGAACCCGCCACCGGCGGCGGCGCAGTACTCTCGGCGGATACGATTGGCTACCATCCCGAGCCCCACAATTGCGGCAATTGCAAGCACAACCTCGGCGGAACGTGCGAGGTCATGGCGGGCCCGGTGACGGCGGACGGTGGCTGCGACGTCTGGGAGGGTGGCGAGCAAGAGGAAGAGGAGCCCGAGCAGCCCGATATGGAAGCCGCGCCGGGCGGAACTCCCGAGAGCGGCGGCAGGGGCATGTATGGGAATTTCGCTTCCTGATCTCGATACGCAGATCAAGATCGCCGTTGGCCTTCTGGTTGTGGTGATCGTCTGGCTGGCGTGGCGCTTCAGGAATGACGGGGGCTACGAGTAGTTAGGCGCCCGAGTTCTGCGCAGCGTCCTCGTAAGCCTTCAGTCCCCGAATGATCCGGTTCAGGCATTGGATGCGCGTCTCGTTGCCGGCAATCTCCGCGTCCAGCAGCTTTGCCAAATCGTAATACTCATCAAGATTGAATTCGCCGTTCATGGCACAATGATAGCCGATGAAGCGCTTCCTGCGGCTGTTTCGCGACTTCCGGGACGCCGAACGCTCCTCTTTGGACCTGTCGGCCGTCCGCGGCGAAGTCTCCCTGTTACGTCAGGCCGTCCTCGACCTCGAAAAGCAACGCGACGTCCTCCAGGACCGGGCAGCCCACACCGAGGCCGAGAACCAGCATTTGTGGGCGGAACTATCCCGCGCTCTGGAGGGCGAGCGGAAGGCCCTCCAGATGGGCTACAACGAGCATTGGAAGATTCGCTACGGTACGACGCCGTACCCCGAAGCACCGTTCCCGCCAGACCGCGCCGCGCCAGACACCGAGGCCGCGAAGGAGGGATTCGGACGGATCAACATGTTGCCGAGCCAAGCCGCGCAGGCTCAAGCTATCAGGAATATTCGTACGTTCGTGGACAGTCAACGCCAAAAAGCGTGATAACCTGCCCTCAGTATGGAAATCGTCGGACCAGCGCCTGAAGCATTGACAAATCAGGAGATAATCAAGCGGTTCAAGTCCGAAATCGACACGCTGATTCGGTCCGCCATCGACACGCAATACGACCTTGCCAGAATTGTTTTGCTTAATCAGGCCAGGATGAACATCGAGTTCGTCAAGGGTCGCCATTTTCTTGTGCCCGGGTCCGTCGACTCTCCATTTGGCTCCTACCTGGACTGGCAGGCGTTCGATCCGTTCAGCGGGGCGGGCGCTTCGCAACAGGGAGGGCCGCAGATCTCCGTGGCGCCGCCGGTGGGAATCATCGCCGGACTGTGCTTCCGGTACACCGCGGTCATGGGCGCCAACGCGCCGAAGGTCAAGGGCGTAGCTGACGACATCCACGACCAAGATAGCGTCCATGCGGCAAACTGCGCCGACGTAAGTATTCGCGACACCTGGATAAAGCAACACATCGACCAGCTCTGGCGAATCGTGGCGTACCACCAATTCGTCACCGGGCCAGCGTTCCTACGGACCTGCTGGAACACCGACGGCACGAAGTACGGCACGAGTACTGAGCCCAAGATCGAGATCGTTCCCGGTCCCGATGGCGTCCCGATGCCGCAGCAGACAGGCACGACCGAATACGAGAACGGCGATGCCGAAGTCCGGGTTCACTCGATCCTGGAAGTCTCGATCCCGTACGAGGCGAAGAAGCTCCCATGTGAATGGCTGCGCTGCGAGGCGATGACGTCGAAATGGTGGCTCCTAAAGCACTACTGCGGGCAGGATGGAGAGCCAGGACCGCTGGATCAGTTCCGTGACGGAGATCCGCCAGACGACGACTTGAACGCTGCTTCGACCACGGCAGCAGAGGCGCGCGAGGCCGCCACGTCGCCAACCGGGATGGGACGCGTTCAGCGTCCGAACTATTGGCGTCACCACGAATACTGGATCGAGCCGTTCTATTTTGAGGCATTACAAAGCCAGGAAGCACGCGATGTCTTCTACGCGCATTATCCGAACGGCATCCGAATTTCGAAGGTGGGCAGCATTACGTGCCGCCTCGAAAACCAGTGCGTGACCGAGGAGTGGGGAGTTTGCCGGGTCAATCGCGTCGAAAACATCATGGAGCGACCGCTCCAGTCGGACGTCATGCCCCTTCAACGCAGCGTCGACGATCTGTTCGGTATGTCGATTGAGACGGTTCTACGGGCAATCACGCGGACCATTGTTGACTCAAACCTCATTGATCGGGAGGCCATCAACACCAATGAGGCGGTTCCGGGCGAGTTCATCCAAACGGCGTTGCCGGTAGACGGGGATATCCAGAAACGGGTTTTCCAGATCCCGCCGGCCAGGCTGTCTGACCAAGTGATTCCGCTCTTCGAAAAAGCCAAGGAGTTAATGGAGGAGATCACCGGCGTCAACCCGCGCATTTCTGGCGGCGGACAGCCGACGAACACCTACCGCGAGGCGAAGATGCTACGCGATGCCGCGCTCGCGCAGCTCGCCCCCCAGGCTCAGGCGATGCGGGACGCCGCGGAAGCAGTTGCCGAGAACACCGTACGGCTCCGGTCAAAGTTCGGCACCGGGACCGTTAAGGCGCAACGCAAGAGCGCCTACGGCATCCAGACCGACATCATCGACATGGCAAGCCTCTCGGAAGAGAATTGGCACGCCGAGAGCGACGACAACTTTCCGATGTCGCTGGCCGACAAGCGGGATGCGGCGTACTCGATGATGAAGGAGTTCCCCCCGGAGGTACAGGCCGCCCTTGGGATCTTCGATCCGACCAACATCGAAGAGACTGTTGAACTGCTCCAGGTTCCTGGCTTCAACAGCGCCATGAAGACTCAGTTCGAAAAGACCCTCCGGGACATCGAACTGCTGCTCAACGATCATCCGATCGCTGGGCCGATCCAACCGGACGGCAAGCCCGATGAACTGGATCCTTCGATACCCATCGACTCGTACGACGATCACAAACTCGTTGCACTATTCATGGGTAAGTGGCTAGTGGGCAACCAGAAAGTTAAACACCAGAACCCGATGGGGTTCGCCAACGTGATCGCCCGGTTCATCAAGGAACAGGAAGCCGCGTTCCCGCCGCCGCCGCCTCCGCCGCCTGCCCTCAAGGGATCGCTCGGTATCCAGATGAAGGCCGAGGACTACCCGAATCTGACTGACGAGATCCTCAAAGGTGCGGGATTGCCAGGCTCTCCCCCGCAGCCGCAAGCCCCCGCGCCGTCCCCTGCGCCGTCCCCTGCGCCAAGCGGGATGCCGGCGCCTGCTCCAGTGGGTGGTCCGGCGATGTCGAGTCCGATCGCGCCGCTGCCTGGACTATCGGCGCCGCAGGGACCAAACGGAATCCCGGTGCAATAGTGGAGCCAGACGTGCCCCTGCTTCAGCATGGTGATTTACTTGAGTTTGTTGATTTCCCTGATAGGACTACTGATAACATTTGCCTATCCCGCCTGCTGGCCCCGCCGCATAATGTGTTGTACGATAATGTCGAAATGCTGGTCAAGGCGAGAGCGAGCCTGCTGAAGGACAAACTGAAGCCGTTCAACAAGAAACAGCGCGACGTGTTGAAGTTCATCGTGAGCCACCACCGCGCCGATAGGGCGACCCTTGTTAAGACATTCGAGTCCAAAGAAGAACTACCCTTCGACGCCGCAGTGAAGCTCGTCGATAGCGTAGTGAATCCTAGCGTTGAACTGGGCCTCATCGAGAACATTGACGGCCAGTACACGTTCACGCCGCGGCCCGCATGGGTCGAATACCTCGAAAGTGAGCTTTTGAATGGGTGACGCCGCAAGCCCCCTCGCAAACGTATCCGCATCCCTGATGGAGTCCATTCCGGCTGACGTGCTTGGCGAATTCAACGCCGCCGGCGAAGGCGTCGAGGAAACTCCATCTTCCGGAGAGACAACGATCGAGACGCCGGAACCGGAGCCAACCGAGGAACCCGTCGCTGAGCCCGAAGTCGAACCGCCGGCACAGGAGGAACCCGCCGCCGAGCCCGAAGTCAAGGCCGCTCCAACCGAAGCCGAAGAACTGCCCGAGGGCGTCACAGCAGGCAAGAACCGCAAGGGCGAAGATGGCGTCTTCGTTGACAAGAAGCGATGGGATTCGACCATCTACGCCAACCACAAGGCGGTCCAGCAAATCTCCGAAATGCTTGGCGAGCCGGCGACCGTCGAGGCGATCCAACTTCGAGATCGGGCCTATCAGGCGCAGGAACGGCTGTTCTCCGATATCGAGAGCGGTGATCGTGCGAGCCAAGCGAACGTCCTGAACTACCTCTTCGACGAGATGCAGTCCGCGCGCGAAACCGGCCGCACCGCATCCGATCCCTCGGTCCCATTCGCGCAGGCCTTCTACGACACGCTCCAGAAGCGTTCGCCTGACGGCTATGCCGCAGTCCGGGGGAGCGCCGCGCGTCAACTGCTTCAGGAGATTTTCACCGACGCCGCACGGAGTGGAGACAGGAATTTAATGATCTCTGCCGGGCGCCTATCGGCGTGGCTGGCCCAAGCGCCAGGGGAGGATGTCGCGGCGATCCGCGCCCTAACCCAGCGCATGAACATTCCCTTTCACCACGTGGACGAGATGGAAGCTCTCTCCCGTGGGACGAACGATCCGCTGGCGCAAGCCAACGCCCGGATCAAAACCCTGGAAAATCAAATCAACGGTCGTCAAAACACGAATCAGACTGAACAGTACGACTCGTGGCGCAATACGACGAACCAGCAGATCACCCAGGCCATCGCCGACGAAGCCATTGAGCCCGCGCTCTCGTCGGTAGCCGAGGCATGGAAGCCGTTTCCAGACGACTACCAACGTCTCGTAGTCAAACCCCTGAAGGACAAAGTCGATGAGGTGATGTCCTCCGACAAGGCCTTCAAGGATCGTGTAGCCACAATCCTCAAGAGTGCCAGCCGCGGAACTGCTCAGTATCGCGACCACATTCGAACGGAACTCACCCGCGCATTCGTCAACCGCGCGAAGCTCGCCGCCGAGGCGAATCGCCGGCCAATCATCGATTTTGCGAACCAGTCCATCAAGGGCAGAACGGACGCCAACCACGCTCGCCGTCAGGCGGCACAGACGCGCTCGGCCCCACAGGGGCAAACAGCCGCCGTACCTCGTTCGCTCGTTCCACCGGGAGCGCTGCCAGCGCCTAAGCCAGGTGAGACTTACGACTCCGACGCCGCGTACAAGCTGGCTCTCAGCCTCGTGTAGGTTCGCTAGATGCGCGAGGAGAATTCCTCGTGGCAACCAACACAATCTGGCAACAAAGCGAAGTTGTCAGAACCAAACTCATCCCCATGTGGATGGAGATGAAGTACGACGTACTCACCGATCTCATCGATAAAGGCGAGGTCGAAACCGTAGGGGAACGCGACTACCGCATTCCCTTCCAACAGACGTTCGGCGGCCGCGGCGGACACTACGATCCCCAGGCTGGCGACATGGGACGCGGCAGCAGCCCGACTGGAAACGTCATGCTCCAGTCGTACTTCAACTTCCGCCTGAATTTCGAATTCGACAGCCTGCAGATCAAGGCGACGACCTCCCGCAAGGTCGCGCAGCAGAACCCGTTCCTGAAATGTGTCGCGGACGGCATGGGCGAACTCATGCTGCTCTGGGACAAGATCATTCACGGCAACGGCACGGCCTTCCTCGGAACGTCCATCTCGTTCTCGAACTCCTCGGGAGTCACCGTCTACACGATGGACAACCTGTTCGGCGTCCAGCTCCTGCGTCGCGGTCAGTATTACAACGTCTACGACAGCACTGGCACGGTCCTGAAGTCTGCGGGCACCTTGTACGCCCAACAGATCTTCACGCAGAACCGCACCCTGACCCTCTCCGCGACCGTCCCCAACGCCGCCGCTGGCGACTTGATCGCCTTCGAAGGCGTTTCGGGCGCCAACCCCGCCGGACCCCGCGGTCTGAAGTACTGGATCTCGAGCGCCCAGTCCGGCACCACCGCCGGCATCAACCGCGCCGCGGAAACCCAGATCATCGCCAAGTCCGTCAACGGGCTCAATGGATTGACCACCGAAGCCGTGATGGCGCTCTACCACCAGATCTTGCTGGACCGCGGCGCCGTCGCCAACAATCTCATCGGCGTCTGTCCGCCCGCCCAGCAAGCCTACGCCTATAGCCAAATGATGGCTATTCAAATGGATTTGATAGACAAGGCGGAGCAAACGCCTTATGACCGCCTGCCCACTCTCAAGGGCAAGAAAGCCTTCCAGTGGGGCGGAATGCCGCACTATGTCGACATCCACCAGGACCAGACGACCGTACCCTACATCAATCCCAAGGAATTCGGAAAGGCTCGCCTCGCGCCCACCGGGTTCTACGAGACGCCCGGCAAGACCGGCCCGGACGCCCGCTTCATCCAACTGATGGCCGCTTCGGGCGGACCCCAGGCGGCGGTATGGTTCGGCTTGACTAAGGACGAAGACCTGTACAACATCAATCCAGGTGGCCAGGGCGTTATCGGCAACCTACCATTGAGTTCGTATTACCAGTAGAATCAACAGCCTACAGATAATGTGCTGCTGGTCATAAATACACGATCGAGAGCCTAAGAACGCTCCCGAACGGCATTCGTCAATGTCGTATCTGCGACAAAGAGAGGAAGCAGGCGGCTCGTGACGCCGCCCGCGGGGATCGTCCCAAGTTCAAGAAGACCAAGCTGGCTACTCGTTGCTGGAGAGGCCATGCCTTAGAGGGAGACAATCTCTACTTCTACGATACGAAATGGGGACAGCAGCGGCGTTGCCGGCGTTGCCAGGAAATCAGGAACGGCGCGCCGCAGAAGTAGCCCACTTGCCGGGGTGGTCCGGCTGCATGTCGACCATGTCGCCGGGCTGCGGATCAACGCGGGGATTGCGCTCAGTCCGGGTCATCCACTTCCCCTTCGCCGATCTCGTAGTCGCCGCCAGCCTTGATGTGATCGCAGACCTCGTCCCAGTTCCGGTCGCGGTCGTTCAGTTCGAGCGCGTTAACAGAGGGGTCGTATGAGCCGCCGATCCACGTCGTCTCGCCACAGATCTTGCAGATGATGGGATATCTCACCAGAACCTCCGATCCCTGACCATTTGCATTGCGTAATCCATGGCCATCCGCCACGTCGGAAATACGCTGAAGCTCCGACCGTCGATAACGGCCCACCTTCGGTGCTCCCCGAGATCATCTACGCGGTAGATGCGAATCTTCAAACCCATATCCCTCTCAGCAATTCCGTCGGTTTGACCTTCAGCGCGGTCGCCGCCTCGTCGATATGATGGAGTTGGAGCCGGGAGCGGCCGGCCTCGATGTTGTTCAGCGCTTGGCGGGAGATCCCGATCCGCTTGGCGAGGGCGATCTGGGTGATTCCAAGGAAGTGCCGGGTACGCGCGATCTGAGCGCCCACGCGGACGTAAATTGGCTGAATTGCGAGCGATTCGCGAGGTTTTGGATTTTTGACAATTTGTATCGTCACAATTGACAGATTAACATAAGTGAGGTACAGTTGGGTGGAATGAGCCCGGAATACGTGATGTTTGCGGTGGAGCGGAACCGCGATGAACTACTGGAGGCATACCCTCCGAATCCCGATACTATCTCAGTCTGGAAGAAGGTATGGCGCGATGCCGTCAACGAGGCGTTTCCGGGGTATGCAATGTTCGCCGACATGGATCGAGCACGTGCTGAATCCATCGAGTTCGCCGTCGCGCCGCCACGCGTGATCTCGCGGATTCCCGTTAAGTTGCTGAACCCCTGGCCGTGGGAGACTTCCGACCATCTCTACTTCACCCAGGCCGCCGGGCGGACCTTCGCGGTGATAGCGCGGACGCTGGACGACGCGCTCTCGCAGACGGAGGCAATGATCCAGTGAGCGAATCCATCGATCATCCGGCGCACTACGGCGGAGATACGCCATATGAGGCAATCAAGGTTATTGAGGCATGGGGGTTGGGGTTTCATCTGGGAAACGCGCTGAAGTATCTATCCCGTGCCGACAAGAAGGGTACAGCCATCGAGGATTTGAAGAAGGCACGTTGGTATCTTGACCGCGAGATCAAAAGGCGGGAGGATGCGAAATGATTCCTCTCTCCACCCTCAACCGCCGCCTCGGTGAAGCCCTCGGCTTCGTTCTTGGCCTCTCTCAACCGAAGTTCCAATGGAAGGCTACGCAGGATTGCGAGTATTTCTTCAAGGGGCCGACCGCCTTGTTCCCTGAGAAGCTCACATGGGCGGATCGCCTCGGGGCCGGCTATGTTCTGACCATCTGGAGGCTGCCGACCGTCTTCGACGCCGCCAGCAAGAACCTGCGCGTTCTGACCGAGGAAGAATGGAAGCAGATGTTCGGCGGGATGATCCCGTACCCCTCGCGCGGCTGCTACCAGGCCTACCCGGAGAGCTTCACCCTTGAGGTGACCGCCGAGGCCAACCAGAACTACATCAGGGCGCTGGACCTCCAGATGCAAACCACGCTGGACGATCAGATGGACCGGGTCAACCTCAAGGAGGCGCTCGATCGCGCGAAGTGGTGGGACGAGTTCTACGACAAGACGTTCGACATGGCGCCAGCTTTCGGCCAATGGAAGAGTGGATCGCGCGACGGGCACGTGAGTTTGCCGGCGGTAGCGGGGCAAAGATGAAGGTGGAAGATTTGGGTATCGCATATCCCCACTGCCGGGATAAGCAACGGGAAAATATTGTCGAGATCATCACCGAGGCGGGCGATCAATTCCACCCGAAAAACGGACCGATGGTTACAATCCTCGTCAGCGAAATCGCGAGCATCCAGCAACCGCTCTCCGAGGAGGATAAAGGGGCATACATCGGCAACGGATACCTGACCCTCAAAAATGGTACGGCATTCTGCATTCGTCATCAGGACTACGGCGCCCTCCAGAAGCTCATGCGGGAGGCGCACCGATGACCTGCCGCTGGAAAGACTGTAACGCCGCTGCCTCCGTCCGCGACGGGCGGCAACTCTGCGATGAACACCACGGCGTCTTCGCTGGCATTTTGAAGCACGCGCCGTCGATGGGGTGGGTTTTGATGACTTGGCTGAGGCCGCTATGATCGGCGTTGTCCTCTTCATCGCTATGTTTGTCAGTTATCCGCTTCCGGGCGGAGACATTCTCACGCCAGTTACGGCATGGACGGAGAACGGTCGCGTCGAGGTGGGGATCATTGACGTCAAGTACGCCGAGCCTTCGAACTTAGAGCTCGTATGGTGGGTGATTCAGATTCCCAACCCGTTGTAAGCTAACAGCATGTCCGATGTCTTTAAGGTTGCAAGCGTTCACTTTGCCCCCCTCCTCCTGAAGCGTCCCGCCTACGGCGGAATTTATGCCATTGACGGCGTGAAACCCGGTGGCCCTCCAGCCATCCTGAAGGTCGAGAACCGGGTCCAGATTGAGCGCGGCGGATTCACCGATTCGCCCAATCCCCGCACGCGATCCACGCGCCGAGACGTCATCTACGCGGTCGATATCGCGTTCGACCTCGTGAACGAGTGGACGAATCTGATCGCAGACGGCCGCAAGGATCCTCCGACCTATCCGGGCGTCTGGGTAGTCCGCGACAAAGTGCTGGCTACCGATGCCGCAGGGGTAGCCATCATCGACGCCGAGAACAAGCAGACCTGGCGCGATGCGACCCGTGAGGAAGCGATGGCAATGTGGAACGAGGATCTCGAGCGCTGCCGACTGGCCGATTCGAACTACGCCCGCGCAATCTTCGACGCCTGGAACGCTCGAATCGAGCAGCATCCGGACATGGTCAAGACGCTTCCAAAGGCGGTCCGACTGGCGGCCGAGGCCTACGGCTGGACGGCAGACTGGCTGCGGGACAGCACGATCATCGAAACCAAGGACTGCCAGTTCTGCGGGAAGAAGGTCCGGAAGCAGGTCATCGTCTGTCCGCAATGCCATCAGGTCATCGACTACGAGGCGTTCGCCAAAGAGCGCGCGAAGCAGGCCGAGGTCAACAAGAAGCACGGCGTGGTGGATTTTGGGGCGGCGGCGATCGCCGGCGTGACGGAGCGGCCGCCGCAGGCGGCGTAGGAGGCAGCGATGAAGCAAGAAGTGGGTGCGTCGTCATCGAACCAGATAACATAGGAGAAAGGAAAAACACAAAATGGCCCCACACCAGGAAAGAGTCGTCAAGGAATTGGAAGAATTGCGGGACAAGCGCGACAAGTTAAATGCGTTCATCCAATCCAGTCCTATTTTCGATACGTTACCGGATGTGGAAAGGAGTCGATTGCATCACCAACTCTGCATAATGTCCGACTACTGCCTCGTTCTAGGCGAGCGGATTGATGCGTTTCCCGCCTCTGTCCCGGCATAGAATGGTTCCGTGGCTTACCCATCCAGGGGTTACGTAAAGCAGCAGGCCCAGAGCATATTAGACGACTATCCGCAAACGTCCACGTCGCCATTCAACGAGAACGTCTTCGCGCCGGCCTTCAATGAGGCGTATGACGTTCTCTATCAAGCGATGCTGACTGCCCAGGTTCCGCGCATCGAACTGGAGGTGAACTTCCCGCTTCCGCCAATGACGCTCCAGATCACGCCAGCGGACATGGGAATCACCAACTTCGGGGATTACATCTTCCTGCGGGAGCGGCCCTTCGGATCGGACGAAAAGTTCACCGACATCGCAATGGTGGATGTTCTGATCCAGCGCGCGCCGACGTACAAGCTAATCCAGGCAAACTGGCGCAATAACACGTTTTATTTCACCGGCGCTACGCAGATGATCGAACTACAGATCCGCTACGACACGTCCTCAGTCGCGCCGATGAAAGACAACGAGCTTGTGGGCGTCGACGGTTCCGGTCCCTTCCTCTACAACTATTGCGTCGGCGTCATGGGCCAGCGCAAGGGCTACGAGACGACGGCAAATAACTGTATGAACAAGGCGGTTGGCCCAAAGTTCACCTCGGGGACCATGGGAGGCTTGCTCTTTCAGCTCATCCAGCCCCTCGTCCGAAGCCGACAGAAGGTCCAGGTGGCGCCGCACCCGTACACCGTCACCCGGCGCTATGGAATCTACAGGCAGGTGCCATTTGTTGCTGCACAGCAGGGGACCACCGGCGGCGGATCGCAGAACGTCCCGGTCCAGTACTCCAGTGCGCTTGGCTCGATCGTGGGCCAGATCGACGGGATCAACAATCTTTTCTGGATCGTCGTGGGCGTCACCTCCATGCAGCTATACCGTAACGGAATCCTCCAAACAGTCGGAACCGACTACACGTACGTCTCGAACCAGATAACCTTCCTGCCTGGCAAACTGCCCCAGCCGGGCGACGTTCTGACCGCTGACGCCTTCCCGATCTATAGTGGACAAGGCAACTTCGGGTCCGCTGGCATCTAGTTCGGATACAATCGTGTCGAGGTGACACTTGGCACAGTTGCAGCTTTATTCGGGAACGGTTAACCGGATCATCAACGTTTACGTCGTGAACTCAAGCACCGGGGCCGGACTGACCGGGCTGACCTCTTCGACGGCTGGGCTGACCGCCTACTTCTTTACGAATGCGGCGGGTTCATCGACGGCGATCTCCCTAACGACAATGACCCTCGGGACGTGGGCGTCCGGTGGATTCGTTGAGGTGGACGCCACGCACATGCCGGGGCTGTACGCTCTCGGGTTGCCCAATGCGATCTTCGCCAACATGGAAGCGACCATCATCATGAAGGGCGCGACCAACATGACGGAAACGGTGGTCGAAATAGAGATCACCGCGACGAACAACCAGGACGCGATCCGCGGCGGATTGACCGCCCTGCCAGCCGGCCCGATGATGTTCAAGAAGAACCAAGCGTTCAATAATTTTGACGTGCTGATGGTTTCGAATGTCGATCACGTGACGCCACTCACGGGCCTGTCCGTCACTTCCCAGGTCCGAATCGACGGCGCCGGATTCGTCCCTACGACGAACTCAACTGCCGAGGTCAGTAACGGGATCTACAGCCTGAATCTCGCGCAGGCTGACACCAACGGCAACAAGCTCACGCTGGTCTTCTCGGCCGCCAATGCCGATAGCCGATACGTGGAGATCATCACCCAACCGTGAGCGTGTGAATGGGATACACAAACTACGCGCAGATCACGATCGATCATACGAAAGTTGGAGGGTCGGACCTCACGGACTTCAAACTGCTGGTCTACGGCACATATTCGCAATTTGCCACCACGGGAAACGGCGGATACGCGACGAGCGCTAGTGGGTTTGACATTATCGCGGCAGCGGACGGTCCCGGAGTCACCACTTACGACTTTGAGCGGGTTTCGTGGAACGGGACCACCGGAGTATCGGCATTTTGGATTCGAGTTCCGACTCTGTCGCACACGGTCGATACGGTGATCTACATGCCTATCGGAAATTCTGCGATCACGACGGACCAGCAAAATTCCTCCGGAGTATGGACGGGGGGATCATCCAACGCTTTTGGTGGCGTCTGGCATTTCGCCGAAGGCGGCTCCGGGGCGGTAACGATAATCGACTCCACGGGAGCAAGCAATGGTTTCTGGAATTCTAACGCCGGGGCGTACACCACGGGAATGACAGCACCCAATGCCGGAAGTTTTACCGGCTCCAATTCGGCAGATCTAAACGATACCGGATACAGTCCGACGGCTTCGATCAGCTTCGGAGCATGGGTCAAATTAGGCCAGCTCAGTAGCGTTCAAAGAGTAATCGCCAAATGGGACGGGAGCCACACTTGGCTTCTTGAGGTTGGATCTGGAAATACATGGAATGGGTATGTTAATGCTCCTGGACAGGGAACGGTTGCGGCATCATCTTCAACCGGGGTAGATCAGACCAATTGGCATAGGACCATCGTTACTTATGATGGCTCCCTTATTCGGCTTTACGTGGATGGTTCTCAGGTTGCAACCCATGTCCAAACCGGAGCTATATCTACAAATTCCCACGCGATCCTGGCCGGAATCAATGAAGGTCTGACTACCTATCTGAAGGGCACGATGCAGGATCTTTTCGTAGTCAGCGGAGTGCTCAGCGCCGACTGGGTAACTGCCGATTACGCGAATTCCAACTCCCCGTCTACGTTTTATTCGATATCGTTCGCCGCCAACCCTCCAAGCGGGATATTTATAGTCAATCCTGGCATGGACGGGGGGATGCACCCGCAAATGAAGGGAGGAATAAATGGCTAAATTGTCTCTCGTAAAGGGCACCACGAGCAAGATGATCGATTTCTTCGTCCAGGACTCATCCAGCACCACGGGCGCGGGACTTACTGGACTAACGAGCGGCTCCTCGGGACTCACCGCCTATTACTATCGCGAGGGTGCAAACGCGTCCGTTTCGATCAGCTTGACGAGCGCGACCCTCGGCACCTTCACGAGCGCGGGATTCATCGTCGTGGACGGGACGAACATGCCCGGCGTTTACCAGTTGGGCATCCCTAACGCCGCGCTCGCTATCGGCGCCGCGAGCGTTGTCGTGATGCTCAAAGGCGCGACGAACATGGCCCCGGTGTTGATTGAAATCGAATTGACCGCCTCCGACAACCAGGATGGCGTGCGCTTCGGGCTTACGGCGCTTCCCAACGCCAACGCTTCGGCGTCCGGTGGCCTGCCAACCGTTGGAACCGGATCTGGACAAATCACGCTCTCTTCCGGCGCTGTCACAGCAGGCACGGTCAGTGACAAGACTGGGTACTCCCTCACGCAGAGCTTTCCGACTAACTTCGCGTCCCTGGCTATTACGGGTGGCGGCGCCGTCACGGCCGGAACCGTGAGTGACAAAACCGGCTACAGCTTGACGCAATCCTTCCCTTCTAACTTCGCTTCTCTCGCTATCACCGTCGGCGGTGCCGTTACGGCGGGCACGGTAAGCGATAAAACCGGCTACTCGCTAACCCAGACCTTCCCAACGCACTTCTCAATCCTTGCGATCGACGGGTCCGGAGCCGTGACCGCGGGAACGTTGGCCGGAACGCCGGCGAACTTCTCAAGCATGGCGATCACTCCGGGGGGCGCAGTCACCGCTGGCACCGTGACCGATAAGACCGGGTACTCCCTGACCCAAGCATTTCCATCAAACTTTGCGTCGATGGCGATCTCCGGTGGCGGCGCCGTCACGGCCGGAACTGTCAGTGACAAGACGGGCTACTCCCTGACACAGAGCTTCCCGTCAAACTTCGCCACGATGTCGATCGACGGCAGCGGGCGCGTGACATACGCGCCAGGCGAAATGCAGATCAAGCGGAATGTCGGGTTCAACCACTTTCAATTCGTCCTCTTCAACAGCGTTGACCACGTCACGCCGATATCCGGACTCACTGTCACCTCGCGTGTTTCAGTTGACGGTGCCTCCCCGGTTGCCACCGTCAACACCGCCAGTTCCCTCGCGAACGGCATCTACAACATCAACCTCGCCGCCGCAGACACGAACGGGACAACGCTAATGTTCGAGTTCACCGCAACGGGCGCGGACCCGACCTTCGTGAGGGTAATCACCCAGGCCTAGGAAGATGCTTACAGACATCCTCCTAGGCACGCTAACGTGGTCGCCCTCATATCCGGGCGGCCACACCGCGCCTCCAGTCATCGTCAAGACGGCAATCCTGAACTACCCCCAGCTTGCCTTCGATCTCAATCAGGGACCGTTCATCGCAGTCGGCGCTCTTGTCATGGGCGGCACGGGCGCGCGGGTTCTGACCGCCCAAATCAATTACGAGGGCCAACAGATCATCGACTGGTCCGACGGTCCCTTCCGGATTTACGGCGCAACGGTCCTTGGCGGTTGGCCTGGCAGCCGGCGCTTCTCCCACATCGACTACGGGTTCTTCGCCCTCGATCTCAACGCCGGACCGTTCCTGATGTGGGGCGCGTCGACCGGGCCCAGCGGCGCGACGGTCTTCTACCGCATCCTCCAGCCAAAGATCGAATGGCGGCTTCACCCTCGAGTCCCTCCGCCAATGCAGTACACGACGGCGGACGGATCGCTGGTCGGCGCGGTGGACGGCCTCAACGACACCTTCACGGCGACAGTCTTACTGGACCGGTGGCAGGTTTACGTGAACGGGGTCTGCCAGCAGCTCAACGTGCAGTGCGTGGCACCGGGCGGCGCGTGGCTGCGGTTCCTGCCGGGGTTCATCCCGCAGAAGGGCGACATCGTCACTGTTGAGGGCTGGATAGGAGCTTCATATTGAAACACAACTGGGCACTTAAGCAAATACTCGGCGTGCCGTTCTGCATCATCTGCGGAATCGTCAAGCGCAAGTACGGTCAAAATAAGCCGTGCAAGGGGCCGACCAAGATGCGAAAAATGGAGACGCCGATTGATAAGCGCTGACCAGATTGTCCTGCATGGCATCGGGGACTACGTTTTACAATCGGACTGGATGGCGACCGAGAAGACCAAGGGCCACTTCGCCGCGACGATGCACGCCTTGGTGTATTCGTTGCCGTTCATTGTTCTGGTGCCTTCCCCCGTCGCATGGTTTACCATTTTCTCGACCCACGAGATAATCGACCGATACCGACTAGCTCGTTATATTTGCTGGGCAAAAAACTGGCTCGGCCCGAACCGTCCATGGAGGGAATGCACCAAGACCGGGTATCCCGAGGGGCGCCCAGACTGGCTAGCCGTGTGGCTGATGATTTTCGCGGACAACATTCTCCACATCGTCATAAACGGTATGGCTTTGAAGTACTTGTGATGGACACCACCGCGCGGCGCGTGGCCCAAAGAAGGGCGATATCGTGACCGTGGAAGGATGGATTGGAGCTTCGTACTAATGGTCCCTTCTGACGCCTGCTACAACCTCATCAAGCGGTTCGAGTCTTTTCAGCCGAACGCCTACCTTGATCCGGAGGGCATCCCGACCATCGGCTACGGCCATACCTATGGCGTCGTGATGGGCTTCACCTGCACCCAGGTGCAGGCCGACGACTGGCTGAAGTCGGACGTCAGTCTGGCTGATTCATTCGTCGGGGTCCAAGTCAAGGTTCCCCTCACGCAGGGCCAGTTCGACGCGCTGACGTCCTTCGTGTTCAACTGCGGGATTCAGGCGTTCGCCGAGTCGACACTCCTGCGAAAGCTCAATGCCGGGGATTATGCCGGCGCGGCGGCCGAGTTCCCTCGATGGGTCCACGGGAACGGGATGCGCGTCCTCGCGGGGCTAGTCACCCGGCGCGCGACCGAACGGATACTGTTCGAGACCGGCACGCTGCCAGCACCGGGCAAGAAGCCTTGAAAGTGAGCTGACACAGCCGGGTGCTGTGATACCCTTGCATCAACACGGGGGTTTTCCCGTGGACATCAGAATTGAAAGGACATCTCTTCATATGGCTGCAACAGTTTCTTCTCCAGCCGTAGCGGGGCGCATTGCCGTTTACAGCAATCTTTCCGCGATCATTCTCACCATCAATGCCAACGGCGCCACGTACGTTCAGGGCTCCGGGAACGGCCTTCCATTTGACCTCGCGGCGGCACTTAGTGGCTATCTGGTCAATGACGAACCCTATTTGAATCCGGGTGACGTCCTGACCGTGTGGCCTTCCGCAGTGACTTCTGGCGGATATACGACCGGCCAGGTGGCCCTCGGCACGCCGGTGTTGACCGCAGTGAGCGGCTCCGGTTACGGCTCAGCCGCTGGACTTCCGCCACCGATGTCCGTACAGCCCGACAACACGCTGACGACCTTCCCGTGCAACATCCGGCTCTGGAACGGCACGAGCGAGTTCGGCGCGGGCGCGTGCTCGGAAATCTTCACGATTCTGGTTCTGATCGCTCGCGGCGGCGTTAACGCCTAATATCGGGTAACTCCCGTAAAGAAAGGAGAAACCGATCATGCCATACTCTACCGGACGAACGCCCAACATGCAGGGCGCACTTACACGAGCCATGCGGCAAGCATGGGAAGGCGACCAGGCAGGCGTCGACCAGCTTCCAATCATGGTACCGATGGCGAACGGCGAAGCGCTGCCGGTCCCCAATGCCGCAGGAACCGGCTCCGTGCCGGCGCTCTCGGTCAGTTCAGGGGACATTGCCTATATCCCGATCCCAACGCTGGCGACGTACAACGTCGCCCTGAACGCTGCTCTCGGGACCACGCGATTTTTCATCGCCGACACCTACTATCGAGTGGCTGGAATCCGTTTCAGCTACAAGACAGCGGGAACGTCCGCCTCGATCGCCATCCAGGTGACGAAGGACATCCAGGGCCAAGCGCCAGGCGCTGGCGTCTCTCTTCTGGCCACCCCGTTCGACGGCGTCAACGCGACTATCAACATCAGCAACACCGGAACCCTGGTCAACAATCAGAGCAGCTTGCTGTTGAATCCGGGCGACTTCCTCTCGGTCCAGTTCACCGGGACGCTGACCACGATCGCTGGCGTGGTGGTTGAGGTGAGCCTGGTGAACACCTGCAACACCGGCTTGCAGGCTCCCGCGGTCGTCGTTAACAATCTTCCGCTCCAGACCCCGTACGGCAAGACGCAGGTTTCTAACGTCGCGATGTTCTACACGCACCGCAACACCGACCTCGCGACTACCACGTTCTTTATCGCTAACCGGGACATGTCGATCACGGCGATTTATGCTGTGACGGGGACGGTGTTCGCCACGGGCGTCACGGTGGACGTCACGAAGGACACCGGGACCAACGCGCCCGGCGCTGGCAATTCGGTCCTATCTGCAGCAATGACCGGCTTGGCCGGAACAAGCACGGCCAATACCCTCGTAATCCCCGGCCTGAATCTCACAACCAATCGCCTCAACATGGCGGCGGGAGATCGCCTCGCCGTCAAATTCTCGGCTACGACAACCGGCGCGGATATCGCCCTGCTGGTGGTGTTCGCTCCGTTATACAACCGCATTGAACAGAGCTTTTTCCTGAACCTCAATGCGCAGCAGCAGGTAGCCCAGGACTTCATGATTGCCGGACGCAATTACGAAGTAATTGACGCCTCCTGCGTGTACGGCACAACTGCAGGTGGGGCGGCGAAGCTGGCCGTCACCATCGACAAGTTGTCAAACGCTCCCGGCGCTGGCAATGTCGTCCAGACGGACAACACCAACGCCGGATTCGATATGAACTCCACCGCGAATACGGTTCAGTTCATGACGCCCGCCGCTATCCGCCTACGCCAAGTGTCGCCAGGGGACCGAATCGGACTCAATCCAACCGGCGCCGCCCAGAACATCGCCAAGGTCTGTGTCACGGTATCCTTGAGGCCGTGGTCCTAACCGTAAAAGAACGTATCCTTCTCCTGTCGTTGTTGCCCACTGACGGAGGGTCGCTTGCGGCCCTCCGTATCAAACAGCAGATTTGGTTTTCCCTTGAGGAGCGGGACAGGATCAGCCTTAAGGCCGAACAGGCCGACGGAACCCTCCACTGGACATGGGACACCAGCGTCCCTTCAGAGATCGACTTCCACCCCTCAGCGCGGCAAGCGGTCTTTCTCTCGGACCTGATGGTCGCCACGAGCCAGCAGGGGAAGCTCAACGACGAAATGGTGCCGCTCTTTCCAAAGCTCTACCTGCCGCCAGAATGATCCGGTTCATCATATTTCCTCCGAGAGGCGGCGAGCGTCTGGCGTTCTTGCTCCAACTGCCTTGAGCTAGCTTCATTTTCGGCGATCTTCCGGTCAAGCTCAACGATCCGCTGCCTCTCCCGCTCCGGAATTTCACGTTCCGCCAATGCGTACGAATCAACCAGCCACGACGGGACAGGCAGTCTCGATTCTTCGAACGTATTTTTCATAATCTTGCACAGCGATAAGAGAACGAGAACCTCATCGTCGGAAAGGGGCGCGAGACGAGATAGGGGCACGCGCTTAACACAGGCGACGAGATCTTTAAGTAATCCAAGACCAAGATGGAGTTGGTTCGACTCACGAAGTGTCTGATGACCGGCGTCTTCGACGGCTTCGGTTGCGTTCGGTGTACTATTCTGTCTGGGCATTATGCGATCCTCCTCATGGTTCGCGTAAGTAAGGGCCACGCGGCGCGTAGGAACGCCTGCTTGGCCCGGTCCTCATTGTAGACTAAATCAGTGTCAGTAAGAGAGTTTTCTCCCGGAAAGCAGATTACTAGTCCGCGCGGGATGTGGTCCGCAACAGCGCAGAAGCGCATGGGTAGCCCATCGAGGGCCTCCCTAATGCAGAATATGCGGGTCGCGCCCGGCGTCGTCCGCAGCCGCCCAGGAACGACGCCGATCGCGCCGGCCACGGGATTTGTGACCGGGCTCTTCAATTGGATCGACCCACTCGGCGTCAACCACGTCCTATTCCGGGACGGCACGGTTATCAGCGACTTCGTCCAGGGAGTCGGAACGGCGACGGTGATGAACAGCATCGGCACGACCTACCGGCCGTCCTTTGCCGATCTTGACGTCTGGACCTACATCTGCGGTTACGATACCGCCGGCATCGGGACGTTCCAGGCGCGGACCTTCGACGGAACAAACGCGCCGGATCTTTGCTTTGCGCCTCCGATCGCATTGACTGCGGCCACGGCAACGGACGGCGGAAGCGGACAATGCACTCAGGGCACGCACTTTATCGGATTCGTCTACGAGAATCGGGACGGCTACTCCGGACGGCCAAGCACCAAGGTGTCGGGTTCCCCGATCTCAATCACCCTCAACGCCGGACTGCGCAAGGTCAATATCACGGTCACCATACCGGCGCTGACGGACGGCGGTCCAAGTCCAACTGGAGGCAACGCGACTCTATTCCTGATCGTCACTCGTGCCGATAACCCGAATATCTGGTATTTCCTGCCTCCTGCGGTAGGAGCGTCAACAAGCGTCGAGCAGCGGCCGGTGCCTTACAATATGCCGACGATGCTGAACTTCGTGTTCGATCTTTCGGATGAAGATCTAGCGGCATCCGCGGATTCGGCGAATGACCAGTTTAATTTGCTCTCGCAGGCCGATGATGGGACAGGGCCGTTCAATCCAAATTTCGTCGTCGCTTACGGGCAGCGTATGTGCTATGGCGTCGGGACGGTTATCTATATCTCCGATATCGACAATCCCCAGCAAATCGCTGCGGATCGGAATCAGTTATCGATGCCGAATAAGCGCTATATCGGGATGGCGTTTCCGCTGCCCGGAGGCACGGATCTATTCCTCACTGGCGACGGTTGGACCGCGCGCGTGACGGACAACTCCGATATTCCGGCGACGTGGGCTCAGCCAATCAAAGTCTCCGATCGCCTCGGCGCCCCGTTCCCGAACTGCGTCTGCTTCAAGACCGGCGGCGGTAACGCGTGGATCGCAACATCGGATGGCCCTTACCAGTTCAACGGTCAGTTCGCAGAGAAACCGCTCTCCTATCTCGTTTCGGACCAGTGGGAAAGGGTGAACTGGACCGCGGCGTACGCGATCGAGATTGCCGACGATGCAGCGCACCGCAAGCTGTACATGGCGGTCCCCTTAGACGGCGCCACCATTCCGACGCACACCTTCCTCTGGGACTACCAGAACGGCCTCGAATTCGATCAGGTCGACTTCTCGATCGACAATTACAACTTCACTCAATTCTCCAGCATCGGCGTCGTGAAGGAGATTTCAAACGATAAGACCAACCTCTGGATAGCGCCGCCGGGTTCAGGCCACCCGCCGTACTGTTTTACAGTTCAGATTACCGATTCCTCGGCGCAGACGGCGAGCGCTAACTGCTGTATCTCTGTCTCGTGTCCGGGAGCCTAAGATGCCAATAACGGTAAATCTAATATCCCATCCGCTATCGGATGCAGGCAACAACGAGAACGGAATCGGGCCGTACCAAGTAGGCACAAACGATTATGTCGCGATTATCGACTTTATCCATGACCCGGAAGGCGCGGCAACCGTTTTCCTGGCGGCATGGAGAAGCCTCGACGGCGGCCTCACGTGGTCACAATCCGACGCCACCCACGCGCCACAGCTAACCGGAACCGCCGGCACCGGACAGGTTTACGGAGCCGACATCGATCCCGCTTCTGGAAAGATCGTGGTCGCCTACTTCTCGCACAGTGGGACGACAATCAACGTAACGACGTTTAATCCGGCGACAAATCTTTGGGGTGAGCCTGGCTATGCTTTTGAGGCTGACTGCTTCGACTCTCCGACGGTATTCGTCAAGGTCCGTGACGAGCTTTCCTTCACCTATAGCCCAATCGCGGACTATAAGATCTTCTTTTACTGCATGGCGGCAGGTGCGGCTTATATAGTCGTTGCTCACTCGGACGGACCTTCCCTAAGCGCTATCGGCTACTACAACGGAACGTCATGGAGCGGCTCTTTCCCGGACGGCGGAGCCTTTTTCACGGCAATCCCAGACTCTACCCGCTCGTTTCTTCACGTCTTTACCGGATCTGGAACTGACTTCAATAAGCTCGAACATACAGCGTGGACAGCAGGAACGGCTGGCGCAACTTTCGAGGTTGCCGACTGGAACACGTCAAGTCCATTTCCCGTATTCGACAGAGCACAAACGACTGGCTGGATCTCCCGCGGCTGCGCATTTATTGCTTTCGGGAACGTCTATGTAGCGGGGCTCAGTAGTGATTCAACCAACAGCCACATCTACCTGATGTACGGGACCGATATTTCGACACCGGCGATGATCTACTCGACGCAGACGATCTCGACGCCGGGAAGCGGAACGTTTGCCCTTAACAACATCCTCATGATGTTTGATGGCACGACATTTAGCATCGTTTTCGGTAGCGGAGATCCGTTAACGGCGAACACCTATTTAGTAAACAGCACCGACGGCACGACATTCACGGTCAATCCCACGGCAATATCGCCGCTTGCGAGCGTGTATGCACAAGGAACCTCGCCGCGCGACTACTTTGCTTCTGCCGGAATGATCCTCAGCCGATCGCCGAATCTAGCCCCAGGCATTGGCGTCCCCTACTACATGGTCTCAGGGGGCAGCCCGCCGCCGCCTACGCCGACGATCGGATGTAATGATCCGCCGACCGCGACCATCGGGACGCCGTATAGCCACACGTTTTCTTTCAGCGGTGGAACCCCACCTTACACATTCGCAATTACATCCGGTTCGCTGCCGCCCGGCCTTTCCCTCAATACTTCAACCGGCGTGGTTTCGGGAACGCCATCCGGAGCCGGAATCACTTGCGCCTCAATCGTCCACTATGACGCCAGTACCTTCAACGACAGCGGGGCGGCCGTCGCCACTCTCTGGGAGAGCGGCCTCGCGCGCGGGGTAGGCGAGCTCGTGAGCATGATGATTCGCCTCGGGGGATGCCTCATCTGGGCGCGCGGGAACGGAACGCTGAACGTCATCGCGTGGGGCCCAGACCATCAGCAAAGCCAGAATCCGCCGCTTATGATCGTACAGGGAGTGCCGGCGTTGCTGACGCCGCGGCCTGGCGTCACGTATCAGACGCGATTTGACATGCGGCAGATCGAGAACGCGACCATGCAAGTAGGAACGAACGCGGTGGATGAATGGGTTGAAGTGTCGATGCTGCAACCACTTTGGAAGCCAGACCTGTTCAACAGGTAGGAGAGCGTATATGAGAATAGAACGTCCAACAATCGAAGAACTAGAGAAAATCTTGGCATCGGAAGACCAACAGGTTGAGTTTTTACCGAACGGCCAAGTCATTGCTATCACGAAGGAATTTCCCGATCCCACAGATGAATATCTCAGGGACCCGGTCTTTGACAAGATCTGGAACTGTATTAAGAGTTGGGATATCAACGTTCCAGGCGCCTACTCAGGTTACTGTGGTGCTATGGGTAATCACGTAAGAGCGATCATGGACGCCATCCGTTAAGATGGCGCAGCAATCCTTCAGCAACGTTCACGCGACTGGGCCGCCACTCATCACCAACAAGCCCGTGCCCTCGCGCGTGTCGTCTCCCGCCGCCATCCGTTCGGCCTTTTCGAATGAAAACTGGGCGATGTCGCTGGCGAAGGACATGGAGTCGCTATCCCGCAACGTCGATTCGCTTCATTCCGCCCTTACGCAGAACCAGAGCGTCAACAGCATTCTCGTAACGAACAATCAGGGCCAAGTCGTCGCCGCGATCGGCAACGTGGTCAACGGCGGGGAGTACTTCACAAACTGGTTCAGCGAGATCCACGTCGGCGATCCGCTCCTCACCAAAGATCCCCGAAACGCCCTCTTCAACGCCAACCTAGACGGCAGCGTGACGATCGGTCAGCATGGCTGGCTGGACGTGCTGGACCCCTATTCCGGCATCGCCGCCTATCTAGGAACCCAGTTCGACTCGATCACGATCACGGACGCGGCGGACAACGGCTCCGGACTGATCCGCCTGACGCTCGGAGCCGCCACGGACCTCGTGACCGGCAACACGGCCCAGGTTCGCGGTATGCAGAACGCCGGCGTACCGAACGCCACGGGAACATGGACGGTGACGGTTGTCGATTCGACACACGTGGACCTTCAGGGATCGGTATTCGCCGGCATGTATGTCGCGCCGACGGTCCCCTTCGGAATCGATACCGTCTCGCCGACGATTGACCGCGTTCTCCAGATTTCTGGCATTACGAGCCATTCCGGCCTGTTCGAAGTGCAGACCGCCGTCGCCCACACGTACGAGACTGGCGACCGAGTGAACATTTCCGGCGTCACCGGGATGCCAACCGTCAACACCCAGTGGACGGTGACCGTCATAGACTCGACCCACTTCACGCTCGACAACTCTACCTTTGCGGGCAGTTTCACGACGGGCGGTACGTCGCTCCGGTACTTCGCTGGAGGTCTGTTCCAGACCATCGCGGTCGGACCCTCGTTCCAGGATTACCTACTCCGGGCGTTCGCGGACGGATCGCTTCGGATCCGAGACGCCCAAATTAGCTTGACGTCGCCCTTCGGCACTATCGTAATTGATCCCGAGGGAGCCCCAGATGGTGCCGCGACGATCGTCATCACCAACAATTCGGGTGCCCATATCACCATCACCTCTGGCATTTCCTCGACCAATCCGAGCATAATCGGCTACGACAGCGGCGGCATCGTCCGCTTCCAGCTTGGGATGCGGCCGATAACGAACGCTGGCTTCCTGGATCTGTTCTGACATAATTGGGCCATGGCGACTCCCTACAATCCGGCGACGGTCAACTACCTGAACCAGAACTGGACGACGTCCGACCCTCGCAAGATCTCGGCGAACCAGCTCCAGACCAACGCCCAGGCGGCGCAGGCCGCGCAACAAAACGCCACGCAAGCCCAGGACTATCTGACGCCCATCGAACAACAGATGGCGTCCGGCCAGGGCGGCTACTCCCCGGATGAATTGTCGCAAATCCGGATGACACCCGAGCAGCAGCAGCAGATGGTGACATCCGCCGGCATCTCCGCAGGGACGCAGACGGCCGCAGCGACCGACGCCGCGCAACGCGCCGCCAATGCCAGCGGCGGAAATCCTCTCGCTCTCGCGGCATATCGGGCGCGCGCCGCGCAGCAGGAGGGAGCGCAAGCCGGTGACGCAATGACCCAAGCTCGAGTCGCGGCATCCAACGCGGCCGCGCAGCGCGCAGAGAACATCGGACAGACCCGCATCGGCCAACAGAACGTCGGCCTCGGGCTGCAGTCGCAGTATCAGCAGCAGCAGAACCAGGACGTCCAGAACGCCCTCAACCGGCAGACGACGGGCGCGGGGCAGGGAATTCAGGCCTCCCAGACGCCCAGCACGTTCGACAAGATCATGGGCGGGATCGGCGGCTTCCTCGGCGCGCTGGACGAAGGGTACGCGGCAGATGGCGGCGGCGGGATGCGTGACGCCGTGGTCGCGGAAGGCGGTCCCGAGGCTGTCGTGCCGCTCCGCGCGAACTACATGCAGGACGGCGGATCGAGCACCGAAGGTTTGGGCCCATCGACGGCGCAGCAGGGGTACGAGGTCACCAAGGAATCGCCCGATCCGATCCTCGACCGGCTCCGCGAGATCAATCGGCCACCGTCTGCACGTTGGCCCGCGCAGGACGTAGGGGGTCAGTTTTCTTTCAGCAACCGAACCGAGGATATACCGGGGCAATTTCTTCCGAGCAACGCCGCGACGATGACAACCAAGGAACATACCAAGTGGCAATCGGATCGGGACAAGATCCCCGGCTCCAAAGAGGCCGACAAGAAGGCCGTGGAAAAGACCAAGCGCTACCTACAGGACGGCGATGGAGCCTTTGACTTCGGCGGCGACTACAGCTCGGACGCTTCGGGAGGTACTGGTAGTACTGGCAGTACCGGGACTGCGGCCACCAGCACCCCGTGGTTTCAACGACTCAAGGCGGCGATCTCGCCGCAACCTCCGACCTCAAATGCGCCAGGCGCGCCGGCGCACACGGCAGGCACGCCAAGTGACAACCCGCCCTCGATGCAGTCTGCTCGAACCCTTGGCGGCGGCATCGGCACGCTCGCAAAAATGTTCCTCGCAGAAGACGGCGGGAACTACCTCAGCGACGGATGGTCCGGGGAAGAGTCGGGAAAGTGGGGAGGCAGTAGTACCGGCGATATCGACTCGGTTTCTCGGTTCCTCGCGGACGGCGTGATGGGTGCGGCGGATGGCGCTATCTTCACGAAGCCGACGCAGGTCAAGATGGGCCCGAATGACGCGGCGGTGCCCCTCTCGTATCGGGCCCGCGCCAAAACGCGACCCTCGATGGCGATGCCGGTGGTGAACCAGATTCAGCAACGGAGGATGTATGGCGGGTAGCATCAAGATCTCAAGCCGCCGCGTCAAGGTCTGCATGGAGCTTACAGTTCCCACGTACCTTGACAGTCTGAGCGATATCGAAGTGGGACTGCTCTTTCAAGTACAGGCTGGACAGCAGACGGTATTTGGACCGGAACTTCGTGAAGCCGTAACGGTTATGAAAGCGAGGTATCTTGGCGATGCCCAACCCGATGCCCAAGTCTCCGTATAAGTTTCCGGCGTACATCTACGGACCGCGGCACGGGCGCGCCTACCTGGATGTCGGTTCGCCCTACCTTGACCCGCAAGCAGCCTTCGGCAACAACATTAACGAGTTGATGGACACGACAGCGGAGGGCCCGTCAGAACCACTCCAGATTGAGGATTATGCCGCGACGAACGCAGCACCTCGATCCTTTGAGGGACGCAAGTTCGGACTGGTGGATATGCCCGAGGCCCCCGTCGCGGACTGGCGGAAGGCTCTCCTGCCTGCCGAGACGACCAGCGCAACACCTACGGATGAAACCACCCAGGCTGAACTTCCTACCGCGCTGGGATCGTCCTACGACACCCTTGAGGACCGTTGGCGTAAGTTTCCGAAGATGAAAGACCCCGCCAAGATTCCTTGGTGGCAGCGGGGATTGGCTGGCGCGGCGGGATTCGGCGCCGGATGGAGCAACGCGGCGTCCCGGACGCGGCGCCCGATCGATATTGCCGCAATGCAGGGGAATATCCTCCAGCCTGAATACGGCGAGAAGTTGGCCGCATGGCGAAGCAGTCTCGCGCCCGCGGAAGCCGAAGCCCAGATCGAAGGGATGCGCCAGCAGGCGGCGCTGAAGGCCGAACAGATTCGCGCCCAAGCCCAAGCTCGACTTGAGAATGCGGCTCGGTGGAAAGAGCGCAATATTCCGATTGATGATCCGGAGATGGCGAACTTCTTCCATAAACCAGTCGGCACCCCGATCGACCGGGAAGTCTACCGCGCCTACATCCAGAAGAAGTTAGCCCAAACTCCACAAAAGGGCGCAGTGAAGCAGATGTCGCCAATGGAGGCCTCGGCCGCGCGGTCCCTCGGGCTTGATCCGGCCAACATGGACTCGTGGGACGCGACCGCAGCGCAGAACTTCTTCAATCTGGTTCGGAAGCAGACGCCAGCCGGAAAGACCAACGCGATTGACCTAGCGCTCGCATCGGTCGGGGTGCAGCCGGGACAAGTGCCCACACCACAACAGGCCGCAGCGGCCCTACAGCGGTACAAGCCCCCGAAGGCGGCCCGCGACCCGAACGCACCGAAGCCGTTCACCCAAGCGCAGAAGGACTCCATCGGCAACGCCAAGGACACCGAACTCCGCCAGTTGATGAACAAGACCCAGGAAATACTCCGTAACCCAAGCGCCACGGACGAACAGAAGCAGCGCGCGATGGAGGACGAGGCCTATCAGGCAGATGCGATCCAGCGGCAGTACGAGACGCGAGTCGAGCAACACGTGGGCGAGGCGCAACCGCACTTCGACATGTATACATGGATGAAGAACCACCGACAGCAGATTGAAGGGGGGCGGCAGCCGTCGCCAGCAATAACGGAACAGGAGGCGCGCAAGCGGGCCGCTGCGGGAGGCGCCACGCCAGCACAGATTGACGAACTAATCCGCAAGGGACGCGCTCAAGGCAAGATCAGGTAGTCCCATGGGATCGACCAACGGGTTCGACGTTGACAAGTTCCTGAACTCAATAGGAAACCAATCACAGCCGCAGCAACCGCAAGCCCAGCCAGCAAGCGGGGGATTCGATGTCGACAGGTTCTTGGACTCGATAGGAAACACGTCGCCTTCCCCGCAGCCACAAGCTTCCGCGCCGGTACCACCGCCCGACCGCTACCCCGGACTTCCCAAGGCCGTGGCGAGTCCCTCCCTCGACGAGATGCCGTGGTATCAGCGCTACCCAGAGGAGTTGCGTCGACTCCTCATGGGCGAGCCCGGGCAGGACACGGCGATCGCGCACGCCCTCGGACAAGAGCAAGTCAAACCACAATTCCAACCGCAACCATATGAGCGCCCCATTATCAGCTTTGAGGGGAGTCCGACACTCACCCGTGCGGCATTGACCTCGGTAGCTCCGACCTACGCTTGGTCCCCCGATCCCGATCTCGCGCGCGGAGTCGGCAAGGCCATGACCGGCATGACGACCGGACCCAACGTAGGGCTCCTTGTCGGGACAGCAGGACTCTCGGAACTACCGGTCCTCGGTCAGGCCGCGAATGCCTACTTCACCGAAGAGATGCTGCGGCAGGCCGCGCAGCAGGCCCCGCAGGTCAAGGAAGCGATGGATCGCGGCGACTACGCGACGGCTAAGGAGCTGGCAACCGAGATGGGATTCAACCTCGCCATGGGAGGCGCGGGAGCGGTCCACGCGGTCAAAGGCGCGGCGAGGATCCCAGGTCAAATCCGGGAACTCGCCACGCGCGAGGCGCAAGCGAGAGGAGAATTCCGTCCGACGACTGGGCAACCGGCGCCGCCGCCGGCAGAACCGGGTCCGACAACCGGCGTTCCGCCGCCGCAACCCGAGGCCGTCGAGCCGACGAAGACATCCCGCCCGGGTCCGAGGACGCCGGTTCCTCCGACTGCCGCCGCAGCTACGGTCCCCGAGGCACCCCAAACGCTGGACATCCAGTTCTCGCAACTCAACCAAGGACTACGGAAGGCCGTCATGGTCCCGAAGGAGAATGCCAGCTATCGGCCACCATCGCTTGAGCCTGGCATCTCCCGAAAAGCTGACCCTTACGGAAACATCTTCTACTACGACACTCAGCAGGGGGTTACGGCAGGCCAGGTTCTCGCCGCATCGAAGAATAACACTCTCCCCGAGCTTCTCGGCGGTCCGGGAGGCATGGGCGCGCCCGACAAGTCCGTGCTGCCGCCGAACGCGCCTGTCGTCACGGCCAAGGCAGCAGACGGGACCGAGGTTCAGTCGACGGCGACAACGCCAGAACGGGTAGGCGAAACGGCAACCGCCACGCAACCGCTGGTTCCAGAAGGGGGAGCGCTCGAAGTCAAGGCGCCGCAGGAAGCCATCCGGGACCGGCTGGCAGCTCCGGGAGAATCTGTGCCGGCCCCGAACATTTCGACGATTGAGCCCACTGTACCACCAAAACCGGGTCAAGAGCTATTCCGTGGTGCGTGGGAGGTGCCTCTCAACGAGAAGGGTGTCGCCGAGGCGCAGGACGCCGCCCAGCGAACCGCCGGCATGTGGGATGAGATACACGCTAGCCCGATGGGGCGAGCGCAGGAAACGGCTGGAATCGTCGCAGGGACGAACCCGCAGGCGGTCATCCACCCGCCGAATCCGGCATTAGCGCCGTGGACTCTAGGCGAGCACGAGGGGAATGCCGTCACGCCCGAGCGGATCGCCGACCTGAACGACCACATCGTAAACCGTCCAGACGAACCGCTGGGCGGTGTGGGCCAACATTCCGGCAGGCCGGGCGAGAGCTTTAACGACTTCTTCCATCCACTCATCCGCCAACTGCTGGACGAGGTGCGCGGGTATCAAGAGGGGCAACGGATTCTCAACGTCACCCACTACCGGGACATTCGGGCGATCCAGGCCGCGCTCCGCGCCGAGCATGGTGAACCCTTTGACGCCGATTTCATGACGGCGAAGGGCGACGAGAAGCCGGGGGATCTCTTCTACTTCGATACGCACACCGGGGATCTAGTCCCGGCTACGGACGCTTCGAAGCCAGGAATTTACTTCCTTCGCCACGGCGAGACGATGGCAAATGAGGGGGCGGGAAGTCAAGGGGTAAATCGGGGGCAAATCGGTGGTAAATCGGGGGGGATTGGTCCTCCATCGCCCGAAACTCTCGGCGCTCCCGCGCCACTCGGTGGGGAGATTCCCGCGAATATTCGCCCGGAGACGGTGCCTGCTTCGCGACAACTCGCCGCGCCCGCGCCCTTGGGCGAAACGACCGGGACACCCCCGCCGCCGCGACCGGACGCCTTCAGCCAGTTTCTGACGTCCGAGGAGGGGTCGTTCAACCCGCAATTCGTCAAGGACGCCCTCGCCGAACCGATCGCCCTCAAGACCAAGCGCGATCAGATGATGAACTTCCTGAAGGCGCGCGAAGGGACGCCCAGCCAGAAGAAAATGGGCCAGCGCGCGATTGAGTACCTCGTCGGCCAGCGAGACTGGTTCCTCACCAAGTCGATGCAAATTCTCGACATGGCAAAGAAATTCGTTCCGGACGAGAATGAGCGGAAAGCGCTCGCCCTGATGCGCGACTTCCAGAATCGCCCGGGCGAACTGAAGCAATGGCGCGACCTGACCCACCCGAACCTGTACCACGTAGGACGCGGACAGGCGGGACCGGCGAACCTAGACGCCGTCAAGCGAATCGAAGCGCTACGGCCCGTCATCGATCTCGCCTTGAATCCAACGCCAGGGATGCAGCGTGCCAACATTGTCCTCGACAGCTTCTCTAATCTGACCCTCGCTGTCGGCAAGAAGCTCGGCTGGTTGGACTCGCGCCTGACCCCCGAGGAGTACGTTCCCCACATTCTTGACTCGAGGGAAGACGTCTTGGAGAATCCGTATACCCAGGAACGGGCGACCGGATCGGCCGTCGCCGGCAAGATTAGCCGCAGTTTCGCCCACGGGAAGGAACGTAAAGCCTACGATACCCTGCTCGACGCCATCGCGGACGGTGCCAGGCCGAAGACCCTCGACGCGATTGACGCCTTCAGCGTCTACGCGGATAAGTTCTCAACGAAGCGTGCCACGGAGATGTGGAAGGACACCATGCTCCAGAACGGTTTCGCGAAGTGGGGGGGTATGGACAGGCCGGTGGAGGGATGGGAAGTCTTCGCGCCGCAGGGCAACCTGTTCAAGATTCCGTACGCACGGCTGAACAAAAAGGGCGAACCAGTGCCGGGACTTCAGCAACTCTGGGGGCCAAAATTCATGGTCGATGCCATGAAGCCGGTCACGGACCCGAACTACATGCTCAGGATGCCGTGGCTCCAGAAAACCTATCTCTGGCAGCAGTACGTCAAGTCGATCAATCTCGCGTGGTCCTTCTTCCACCCGAAGGCACTCGAACTTATGGCGGCGTCGAACATGGGTCCGGAGGGGACCTACCGTGCCCATATGCTCGATCTCGACTCCAAGGACGCCAAAGATCTCGAGCAGGATGGCGCAATGCACGGGCTCACGACCGCAATTCAGGGTAAGGTGATCGATGCCTACCGCCGCCTCGCGCCCGGATCAATCCCGCACTGGGGCGAAATCATCACGAGCGCACCGGGCCTGAAGCAAATGAACAAAGTTGCCGAGGCCACGACGGAACTGACCTTCGGCGTCATGCAGAGGAAGTTCAAGATCTGGGATTACGGCCGCCAGACGGCGAAGTGGATCGCGGATCATCCGAACGCCACGCCGCAGGAGCTTTCTGACGCCAAGACCTCGATCGCGCGCCAAGTGAATGCCGTCTACGGAGGCCTGAACTGGGAAACCCTCGGCTGGAGTCGCCAAGCTCTCACTCTCGCTCGCCTTGGATTGCTCGCGCCGGACTGGACGTTCTCGAACTTCATGAACGTGGGGCAGGCATTCGAGGGCGGCTGGAAGGGTGCCACGCACCAAGCCGCCAAGGCGGTCGGCATTAATGCCCCGAAGTCATGGGAGTCAAGCCCTGCCGGAAACTCCGCGCGCTTATTCTGGATCCGAACCATGCTGGGCGGTATCGCAGCGACCCAACTGATGAGTGTTGCCCTCACCGGAAAGCCCTCAAAACGGCCCACGCAGGTCTACCTTGGCACCGACCCGGAGGGGAAAGAAGTCTATCAGAACTGGTTCTTCGCGGGCGCGCCAGGCGACCTCGTCAACATGATGAGCAAGATGAAGGAAGGCGGCGGGTTCCATGGTCCGGCAATGTGGCTCGCCAACAAGCTCACGCCGATCACGAGGGCCGCTCTGCAGCAGTACACCGGCAAAACATACGTCGGCAAAGACATCGCCTCCAAGGATATGGACTTCCTGCCGAAGACTGTCCGGCAGGGGGCCTATGCTCTACGCGAAATCTCGCCGATCCCCTTCTCGGCCTCTAGCGCCTACGACATGCTCACCAGCGGCGGTCCGGAGCGCAAACCCGTCGAGTATATTTCTACCCTCCTTGGCGGGCAGCCAGCCTCTCACGTTGTGCCCGAGGGCATGAAGATGACCTCCAAGGGCTTGCGTCCCGAGAAGCCAAAGACCAAAATCAGCCAATTCCAGCAAATGTGGAGCGGTCGGGTATACGTCCCTGAAGCAAAGAGCTTGGAGCGAATGGACCTCACGAACGCCTTACGCGCATACGATTCGGTTTCAGATGCGGACCGGGAGAAACTCAAGGCCATCATGCGCGGGAAGGTCTACCGTGCGCGCTCCCAGCCGAGCCAGTGGACCCCGGACGCCAAGAGTCTCGCAATGAAGCATTTCAATGTAGGTCCGTACTGATCTTCACTCGCGATACAATCAGGCACATGAGACGCAAGTTGACCGCCGCAGCGTTCGCGCTCCTGCTTCTGTCCTCGCAACTGTTCGGGGCCTTCACTGTCATCAACCGCACGTCGAAGTGGTGCCCGCAGTGCGGGTCGAGCTACTCGTATGGGGGTCCGTTCGAGGTCTATTGGCAGCCGGTTCCGATGGTCCTGACGAGTCTGGCAAACAACAATAACGACATCCGGTTGATCGCCATCACCCTCTATAACTCGAACGTCGCCAGCGTGACGATCACCTTCCAGACGAAGGACTCGTCACCTTACCCGTTGCCCCTGAGCGGTCCGATAGCGTCGGGAACTAGCGTTTCGTTCAACATGCCAGCCGGGCTGCTTTGTCACAATGGAGCGAGCATTCAGGCGAGCGATGCTGGGGTTTACTTCTCAGGTCAATGGACAAATTAGTGCCTCTTATGAAACCACTCGCGAAGTTCCTTCTACTGGGAGCGCTCTTTGCTTGGTTCGGCAAAGACGGCGCCGCACAGATCCAGCCCTACCCTGGCGGTGGGGGCGGCGGCGGTGGGAGTTCGCCTTGCATTGTGTCGGGCGGGCAGACGACCGGGTACGTCCTCACGGCAACCAACTCCGGAAACCAGTGTTCCTGGCAGACAGTCGGCTCGCCGTCCGTCGACCAGAATACGGTCAAGAACGCTTGGTTTCTGAACGACACTGGTACGGCTAATGCGATCACCGGAACCACGACGACGACCTACCCTGGCGCGTACGCCAAGGGGCAAACAGTCATCCTCATCAAGGCCGCATCGAATACCGGCGCGGTGACGATCAACATCAATTCCCTCGGCAACAAAGCCGTGACAAAGAACGGGACCAACCCGCTCACCGGCAGCGAAATGATGATCGGCGTGCCTTACATGCTGATCTACGACAACACGGAATTCCAAATCGTCGCCGCGGCCGGCGCGTCCATCCCCGTCACGTCGAACCTGATAGGCGGCGATGGCGCGGGAGGACTTAGCGCGACGTCCATTCCGCCTGCCAATGTCATCGTCTCGACGGGTTCCTACAATAATCCACCGTGGATCGTGACCCTCGCGGGTAGCAAGATCAATACGGCGATCCCTTGCGGAAGTATGCCCAGCCTCACCGGGGACGTCAGCAACACGTCCTGCGCGACCCAAGTGCTCGCAACTCACCTCTCCTCACCTCTTCCCGTAAACCAAGGGGGCACCGGCACCACGAGTCCAGGAATCGTCGGAGGGACCAACATCACCATCACGGGGACGTGGCCGAGCCAGACCGTGACCTCGACGGCGGCCGGAAACGGCTCCTGTACGAATCAGGTCGTCACCGCAACCGTCAGTGCGGCCGCGCCGACATGCACGACCCTCACGTCCGTCTACGTCAACACATCCATCGCAATCACGGGCGTTGACATCAACACTTCGAGCCAGGTCACCGTTACTCACCTGTCATCACCCCTCCCAGTCAACCAGGGGGGCACGGGCACCACGTCACCGGGACTCGTCGCCGGAACCAACGTGACGATTACCGGAAGCTGGCCGAATCAGACGATCAATTCCACTGGCGGCGGTGGCGGCGGAACGATCCCCGTCACGACGAACGTACTTAAGGGCGACGGCGCGGGCAACGCCGCAGATAGCGGAATCGGGGTCAGTTCGAACACCGGGAAAGCCTCCTCGATCGACTTCCTGAACGGTACGGCCCTCGGCGGCATACCCGCGCACTCCTTCCGACTGGAGGCACCCGCCTCGATCTCTGCCTCTTATGCTTGGCATCCTCCCGCTGCGGACGCCGCAGGATTCATTAAGAGCGACGGCTCCGGGAACCTCTCAATCGTGACCATCGGGGGAACCTGTACGAACCAAGTGGCAACCGCGATCGGCTCGACTGCCGGGGCACCGACATGCACGACGATCACTAGCAGCTACGTGAATAATACGATCGCCATTACCGGCGTTGACATCAATGCCAGTAGCCAAGTCCAAGCGACCCACCTCTCTTCCGCGCTCCCAGTGAACCAGGGCGGCACCGGGACCGCGAGCCCAGGCTTAGTCGCCGGAACCAACATAACGATCACTGGCTCATGGCCGAATCAAACCATCAACTCCAGTGCTGGCGGCGCTGGGACCGGCAGTTGCACAAATCAGGTCGTGACGGCTGTCAACGTCGGCGCGCCAACATGTACGACGATCACGAGCAGCTATGTCAACAACTCAATCGCGTTGACTGGGGTCGATATCAACACCAGCAATCAGGTGACGGTAACGCATCTCGCCTCGGCGCTCCCAGTTCTCCAGGGAGGCACAGGGACCACAACGCCCGCCCTGGTCGCCGGCACCAACATCACGATTACCGGGAGTTGGCCGAATCAGACAATCAACTCGACCGCCGGCGGCGCTGGAACCGGCGCTTGTACAAACCAAGCGGTTACAGCGGTGAACACCGGCGCGCCAACGTGTACAACTCTCACCTCCGCTTATGTGAACTCGAGCATTGCCCAGACCGGCGTTGACATCAACACCTCGTTCCAGGTCACAGCGACCCATCTCGCATCGGCGCTTCCAGTGAATCAGGGGGGCACCGGGACGACGTCGCCGGCGATCGTCGGTGGCTCCAATATCACCGTTTCGGGGAGTTGGCCCGGGCAGACAGTCGCGATCAGCACCTCCGTTGTCCAGGGATCGACGTCCTTCGCGGGGGCGCCGTTCACTTCCTCAAGCGCTGGCTCCTACAACAACACCAGCGACTACTCGCCGGTAGCCGGGCTCATGGGGTCCGGGGCAAGCTCGGCGATCGCGGTGAAGAACTACTTCCACCCGGCGTCGGAAAGCCTCATCCGTGAGAGCGGCGTCGTCGGGGCGGCCATTACAACGACCGGGGACTCAAACTGGGAGACGGACGGCGTCGTCGGGATGGTAGTGTCGAAGTCCAAGACCACTGGGTCCGTCGCTGGCAGCTTCTTTGCCGCGGCCATCGCGACCACGAGCCCACCTGTCACGGTCTGGTCAACCAATTTGCTTGTCCAAGACGTCGACAAGACGAACACGACATGCACGGGGCAGTACCAGAATTGGTGTCACTACGCAGCCAATCTCATTAGCGAAGAAATCGACGCCAACGTATACGATACGGGCACATCTTACAGCGGGACCAACTACGGGATCACCTATCTGAACGGGCACACGTCGACCCCGACAAGTGCGATTCTCTTCAACGAGCCAGGATCGCTGGGTAGCCCCAACGGGAATTTCTTCGACAACGGCATTTATTCAAATGATTTCGCGACGGACGTATTTGCCCATATCGGGCGCGGACAGACAGTCTCGACGGCCTCGCAGTTCATCGACTTCACCTCTGGCGGCTCCAGCCAGTACAACACGCGCATGTGGAACAGCGGAACCGGACTCTTCGTCATCCTGCCAGGTCAGACGAGCGCGAATACGAACACCTTTCTGCTCGACACTAGCGGAAATATGTTCCTCGATTCCGGCAATTTTGTTTTCGGTCTGTCCAGCAGCCATCACGTCGCGGAACTGACAAGCGCGATACCGTCAGGTAACGGCACCGGGCTCACCTTCAACGCCCAAAACGTTTCCGGGACGTGGACCGCGCTACTTACCTCCAACCGCGCCGCCCTCATTGAGATGGCGAACGGAGGCATCGATTTCTCGGCCACGACAGGAACGCAGACGTCGGGCGTGGCGTTGAGCGGCACGGTAAAGATCATGCACCTCGACGCGGTCGGCAGTAACGGCTGGCTGATCCTCGCTACCTCTTGCTCTGGAGTTCCTTCCGGGGCCATTTACAACAACGGCGGAACGCCAGCAATCTGTCCGTAAGGAGCCTATGAAAACCATCCTAGCCACCCTCATAATCCTTGGGTCACTTTCCGGAATTATTTACGACGCCAAGGTAAACGCGGCCGAGATCGAAAAGAAGAGTCCGCCGCCCAAAGATCTCAGCGACACCCAGCGGAAGCAACTCTACCGCGCCTATGCCGATTATGTGGCGGCGCAGGCGAGCGCGGATAAACTCAAGATCGAACTCGACAAGGTCCAAGCCGAAATGAAGGCATTTTGCGGTGGGGAGATTCAGGAAGCTGCGGATCGCGACATTCACTGCAAACCGGAGCCGCCGAAGGAAGCTAAGAAATGAAACGCGCCACTCTCATCGTTACGCTGGGCCTTATCTTCATCTACGCGACGATATGGATTGCCCTTCCGCAGACTCCGGGGATCAACCTCAATCTGTCCGGCGGCGGCGGGGGCGGCGGCGGAAGTCTTGACTTCCAGAGCAACTCCGTGTCCCTTGGGACGATCACCGCGCTCAACATCGTGCCGGGCACGGGCGTGACAGCAACGCCGACGAACCCAAGCGGAACAGGCAACCTTCAAATGTCACTGGATACGGCTTACGCGCCGAGTAAGGCCAATCTCCAGAGCGCAACGAACCCGCAGATTTGCACTTCGGCATCGATGAGCGGCACCGCGTACACGGCAACTTGCGCATATACCTTGGGAGCCTACGCTGCAAAGCAGACTTTGTACTGGTATGCGGACGTTACCAACACAAGCACCACGCCAACATTGAACATTGACACGCTGGGCAACAAGACCCTCGTGAAACTGGGCGGCGGCGCCCTAGCCAACAACGACATTAAGGCCGCATCGCTCTATCGCATCTGGTACGACGGAACGAACATGGAGGTGGTTGAGGCGGGACTTGGAGGAGGTTCTTCCGCTCCGTACTCTCTCAGCAAGGGATACACATCAATTTCTTCGGGTGGTAGTCCGGTAGCCGTTTATTCGGTCACTATGCCCGCATTATCTACTGGGAACTGTAGGCAGATAAACTTTGAGGTTGGCGGGTCAGTTAGTGGAGCTTCAATCTCGGCTGTTATTGGTGGGACGGTCACATGGGTAGCTGATGCTGCATTCGGTGGATCTGGAACTAATTATGCTGGTTATACATTACAGCTATGCAATGATGCTGGAGTGCAGAATGCCCAGCATACGACCGTAATATCTTCATTTTATAATCTAGGAGCTGGGCCTGTCCCATATGGTGGGGCATCAACTACAGCCACTCCCCTAACCTCATCTCTGAATTTTGCCACCACGCAGACGCTTGTAATCAATGTGAGCGACTCGGGAACGGCATACGGATACGCACTTTCTATAGCCGACACTCAATAAGATGAAATCACTCTATATTTTGTTATCGGCGGCGTCACTATCGTTTGGCGGTCAATCGGTACACCTGGATACCGGATATCCCAGCAATTCATCTATGACGACTGCCTCTCGTCATCGTCTTGAGTTCTACCTTCACGACTGGACTAACACCGGGATCGAGCATCTTAAGGGCGGGTCTGATGCAACTGGATGGGTGATCTACATTCAAGATGGAATCGTGACGATCTACAACCCTTGGGAGACTGGTGCTCATCCTTCCGATCCCATAGCGGTTGACCTGCGATCAATTAGTCCACAGGCGGTATATTTCAGGCTTCAGCGTCAATACCAAACGAACACTGATTCCTATGAGGCTTGGGATATACACGGGAATAGATTCTTTTTCATAACTGTAACCTACACCGGAGACAGCCCTTCTGGTACGGGTTTTATATGGGGGGATGGATCGAATGGTGCGCCTATGTGGGCAGGATGGGTGAGGACACACTCAACAATTCTTCCGATCAATTCTAGGCCACCAACGACAGTTGACAATCCCAATCGATTGATCGAATGGAAGTTTGACGGCAGTTTGGCTGACTCTGGACCTAACGGCTACACGGCCACATGGAGTAGCGGCAGCCCTACGTATGAAGCAACGCCGTACCAGAATGTTGTCGCGGTCTTGAGGACTAGTAATGCCAACACTTGGGCAAATACTCTTTCACAGCGTGCTGGATATGCCGCGACTCTCGACGGAACCGGAAGCTACAGCCAATCGGACACGTCGAATGCGGTCACATGCTTCTGGCAGGAACTGAGCGGTCCCACACTGGCCCTGTTCGACAGTCACACGAGTTGCAATCCGAATCTAACCGGGCAAATATTCGGAGACTATCTGCTACAAATGGAAGCTGTAGACGACCGCTCGATCACTGCCCTCGCAAGCAATCACATCGGTTGGGTGGCTACGGACGACAACTCGGTTGTCGTTCAGCCAACAAGTGTCGCAAACGCGGATGCCCTTTATGGTCCCATGCCTGCTTGGGGCACAAGCCCCTGGGGCTACTACGATTACTTTCACAACAGGGGCATGACACTCCGAACAATTGACTATGCTCTGCCAATCAATCCATTTTTCGGCTTCCCGGTTCCGATGACTTATCCAGGATGGTCATCTCTGCAGTGGGAACAATATGGCAGCGGAACAGTAAGCTGGTTTTGGAACGGGATCGGCACTGGACTTGGCAATCAGAGTGTTACCCCAAAGGGAACTACCCTAGCCGGAAATCTTGGGAATAATCCTGTAACTGATCTGACGATATCCGTTGTTGATGCGACACAGTTGGATCTTTCCGAATTCCCCACTAGAATTCTTCTGTACACTGGGAGTGGTGATCCCGAGGAGGTCAGAATTTGCAGTAGCTCAGGAAATACACTGAATGTCTGCTATGACGGACGAGGACCTAACATTCAGTCTTGGACAAGTGGGCAGATAGTTGCTCAGGATAAGGTAACTGGCACGGGTACACACTTCGTTACCGATTCTAATTCTGCAATATGTCCAGTTGGAGTACCGTCTCCCCCAGGTCCATCCTTTTTTTCCACTGGCACAATTACACTGACTCATTCCTCAACAACAGCTACCCTATCGAGTGACGCCCACTGGTACGGTTTTACTTCAGCGCAATTCAACCCAGCAGGGAAGAATGACTTCTACCTGCGGGCTGCAGCTACACATGGAGGAACCCCGTTCTATTTCATTACTAGGATGAACACAGGGGGAGCTGAGGCAGAGGCCTCTAATATAATTGGGGGAGTAATCCAGCCCGGAGGAGTTGTACCTATTGCCGGGGATACTTATGGTCAGAATTACTATGCAGGCTTCGTTGATGTTGTGGTTACCGACCCAACCGGCTCAGGAGCCGATATCACAGCTAACGTTACGTCGGGAAACATTGTTACTTATACCGTGAATAACGGTGGAAGCAATTACACGAGTCCGACAGTCTGGATTTATCCACGTAAAGTACTTCTTTCGCGTCCATTTCCATCGGACGCAGATGATGGAAGCTATTCCTACACACTACTACCAGGAACCAGGACAGTTACCCTGTTCAGTCCAACCTATCCAGATACTACGGGTAAAGGATTGGCGATGTGGGGAACCTCGGGCTGTGAATCGGAAACATCCCTGTATCTGAATCCTCTGTCACCAGCACAGATTAATAGTCTGAATAATGCCTTTGGTTATGATTCCCCACACAATGGGCAACTTATCAGTGGATTGCAGTATTCCGTAACAGACACATCTGGATGGATTAACAACGGGGGACTTGGAGGTGAATTCTTTTATGGAGAGAATATGGCCTCGGAAGTCCTGTACCTCCGATCGGGATTGGATGCTGCCAAAAGTGCGTCATCGATTGTGTCCGACCACATATTGCAGTCTCCATGGATGTACATAGTATCAAGCAACTTGCTTTCACTCGGTGGTCCTGCGATCGGGGCGGTCAATCGTCTGATAACGCAGAATAACCCATCTGATCCGAGATGGCCGCTTGCTCGGCAGATGTTCAACCGTGGCGCTCAGGAAATCGAGTATATGACAACGTACGGATGCAACTCTGACGACACTCGTGACTTGGGATATGGTCAGGCGCTTTTGGTTCTTGGGATGCTATACGATCCTGATCCGACATGGAAGGCACATTGGCAGACTTACCTGACAGATATGGAGGCTATTGATACATCCTGCCATGGTTCTGACAACTCTTGGTCTAATGGGGGAATTTGGAACTCTGTCGGAGGTTGCGGTGCGGGAGGTACAAACCCTTGCGCCCCTCTGACAATGACGGATGGGTCTGCCGTAGTTACACCATATGGGAGTCTCACGTCAATCGCATCCGGCATGTGTATGGGAACGGCATACGGCAGCGGAACAGTAACTAATGGATCAGCGTCTTTCTCGATCACTAGCACTACTGCAGGAACATTGGGGGCTGCAAACGACTTTGTTCTTAATGGCACGCAATCAGGTGGATCACAACCCCTTACTCTTGCCCTCCAGTTCAACGGGAGCGGCCCGTATAATCTTGCCGCATACTGGCCTGGAGATTCCGGCACGGTCACCTGGATGTCCTATACAGGTGGTCAGGCTAACGGGTGGAATCAAATGGCCTTTGCTCACTGTGCTGGGTATCCAGGTCTATGCGGAGGATCGGGACAGGGAAATAATGATAAGGTCAACTTATCTCGGAACTACATGTGCTACCAACAAGATGCAACCCACATCATATTGGATCGGCCATGGAAGGAACCCGGCTGCACAGGTGGGATAGTTTGCGGTAATGATTACGCGAGTTACGGGGCGGGGAACGTGGTGGGATTTGGGCAGTTGCCATACATGTTGGGGATTAAGAGTTATGCAATGGGATTGCTAGCTCGATCAAGCCTGTCTCCATACAACTCTGACTACCAAACATTTTTAGATGGGGCCACTCAGTGGATCCACGATAACGGGATAAACGCAAACGATCAAACGGTGCCATATGGACAGACATACCAATTCTGCGCCACGAGTTGGCTGGTGCTGCCGAACCTTTCGACGCTATTTGACTACAAAACGGACGGCTGTACGGCTGGGGCCAGCCATTTTGGAGTGGGAGGAAACCGAGAACAAATCGGAGAGTTGAGTAACGCTATTTCAGATTTTTACTTATCTAACCAAAGCCCAACTAACAAGACATGGGCTGACACTGTGACTGGGGCACTCTGGGGAAATCCTCTCTTTAATACCGGGGGAGTCTATTATGACTCTAATTCGAGTGCGGCCGACCCCGCAGCGTTCAACATGAATGATGGGGCTATAAACGAGGGGAAATGGTATGGGTTCTTCACCGGGATGAGTTTCGCCCACCGCTGGATCGCCCAGCGGCTCGAGAATCCGGCTCCTGCGGCCCCGGCAACGCGAACGATCAAGGTTCCGTTTACCTGTTCGGGAATCACCGGCTGCGCAAAGGCCAAGATGACGGTCACCCAACCGACCGGAGATTCTGCCTCGTACACCTGCACCAGTTCGCCGTGTTCGCTCACCAGCCTGGCGGGCATCGGGTCCGCCTTGTTACAGATCCAATACCTCACGTCAGGGAACGCCGTTCTGACGACCGGCGATCCGCTTCCGCTATATGTCGGCAGGTGAGTGTGATATTCTCCACATGAAAGGTTGATCTTATGCGGGACGGTAAATCCTCGGGGGAGGGGGCCGTCCCCGAGGAAACCGAAGGGAGCTGTTCAAAACGATGAACCTCTGGATAAATCTTGGACTCCAACTCGTCGGCGTCGTTGGGAATTTCCTCGCGACATCCAACGGTGCGATCCCGGCGAAGTGGTCACCCGTCATCAGCGCGGCACAGGCCGTTGTCGGCGTTATTGCGCACTACTACAACACCGACGGGACGCCGCAATCCGTTGCCAAACAATGACCTCCGTATCCATGACGCCGCAAGAGTTTGCGGACATTAAGTCCGAACTTCTCCGGTCCGATCCGGACAGAGGAATCCGAATCACCGAAGAAGTGAACGGTAAACCGGGCGGTATCTCGGGGAAAAACCCCATCAACTGGTCCGCGGAATACACTTACGCAGACGGAAAACTGTCAGTTAAGGGACATGGAGTATTCATTGCAGGGAAGGTGGAAGAGAAGCTGGTCGGCAAGCTCAATGATGCCCTGGCCCGCTTGAGGCAGACTTAGGATCGGGAAAGGATAGGCTGCAGAGTATGGCCGCAGCTCAGGCGGTGCTAGTTGAAATGCCCTCAATTCGCCGGGATGACCAACAAACTGACCTAGGAAAAGTACTGGGCGGCCTGCAGTCTCTAGAAACCCTTGTTGTCGAACAGCACGCAACACTGCGTACGCAGTTCGGGTTCTTGAAAGAGGGAGTCGACGAACTCTCGCGGACGATCAAGGAAAAGGCGGATCGCCGAGAATTGAAGGAAATCAGGGACGAGCACAGGGTGAGTTTAGCTGAGGTCAAGGCGGAATCGGCATTCACTGCCGGTAAAATCGCGAAAGAGGTCACGGATAAGCTCGAGGCCGAGGCCGAATCTTTTGCCGAGTTTCGCGCGTCGTTGCTCGAAACCATGCGCGAGTTCAAGGAAGAGACAAACGCGCGCCTAGATAAACTCTCCGAGGAAGTCAAACTCCACGAGGGCCTCAAGAATCGCGTCCACGGGGGATGGGTCATGGCCGGCACGATCGGCGCGGCAATCGTTGCCACGCTGGGGTTCCTTTTCTCCGTCCTCTCATTTCTTACTAAGAAGCCATAGAAACCTATTGACGCTAACGACGGTATGTGTTAGTGTCTTTGTGTGCCCCAACTCAACATTCCGGACGTGCCGGACACACTCATGCGGGCGATCGCGTCCCAGGCTGCGGTCGAGGGGAAGACGCGACGTGACTTCGTAATCGGCATCCTTAGCGAAAAGCTCAAGAAACAGCAGGACGCTATCGAGCAACGGAAGGAGCGCGGATGATCGCGCCTCCCGAAGACGGCGGCATCGAGGTCATCGACTACCAGGCGTTCCTTGAGGAACGCAAGACTGGCATCGGTGGTTCCGATTGCGCCTCCCTGTTCAACGTCGGCTACGGCTGCCGCCGGCGCCTCTGGTACGAGAAGAACGGCGCCACGCCGGATTTTCCGCGCGACGAGTCGGACGTCATGCAGATGGGCAAGATTCTTGAGCCGTGGATCATTCATCGCTACTCCTACCTGACCAAACGCGACGTGTGCAAGACGCCGCCGATGCAGCGCCACAGGCAGCATAAATTTCTGGTAGTTCACGCCGACGCATTGGTCCGGGATAGATCCCGAGGGGTCAACGACGAGCGCGGCGTCCTGGAGTGCAAGGCTTTCGGGCGCGAGGTTTTCTACAAGGTCAAGAGGGCCGGCATGGTGGATGATTACATCCTCCAGCTTCAGCATGGGATGCTCGTGTTCGGCCTTAACTGGGGATCGTTCGCGACATGCTGCCGGGATAACGGCGCGGAGCATCACTTTGACAGCGAGCGCGACAAGGACATTTGCGAAGCGATCGAGGCGAACGCTATCGAGTTCTGGGCGAAGTTGAAAGACCCGAACGGCCCGAAGGCGCTCGACCCCGACGACGACCGCTGCCAGAACTGCGAATATCGCCGGACGTGCCAGGGCGCGCGCTTTGCCGGCATCGTCAACACGAAGAAGTTGGAGAGCGACGAGTCGTTGCGGCCGCTATTGACCGAGTACCTCACGCGCAAAGGCTTGGAGTCTGAAGCCGAGGCATTAGTGAAAGAAACGAAGGCGGAATTGGAGGCCTCGATCGGCGAGCGGACGGCGGTATCGTGCGCCGGATACAACATCTATTTCGGCAAGCAGCAGCGGATGCTCTGGAAGACGGACGACATGGCGGCGGAAATCTCGCGCCTGTCGGGCAAGTCTCCAGATGAAGTGACGAAGGAATATCAGCAGCCGGGGAAAGAGTTCCGGGCGCTCCGGGTGTACTAGGAGCTGCACGAAAAAGGAGACAGGATAAGTCCCTACCTCCATCACCAATAAAAAGGGAGGGCACATTTTTCTTATGGCAACCAACACACAAGCACCACCGCCCGAACAGGCGCCGCTTCCCGAGGAGGAGCCGCGCCGAAGGGGCAGCAATAAAGATCTCCTCGACCTCATCGCCGACGACATGTCGCGGCAAGAGTTCGGCAAGCAGATTGTCGAGGCGGAGTTGGAGAAGGATCTCTTCGCCCAGGACCAGCGGCTCGCCCGGGTCTTCGCGGAGTCCGGCGCGTTCGATGACCTCGCCAAACTCCAGCCGCGCCAAGCGGTCGCGCTCGCAATGGCGAAGATCCAGATCGGGCGCAGCTGGGGGATCAACCCCGCTGACTCGATGCAGTTCATCTTCTTCCAGAACGGGCGCCCGTCAGTTCAGCAGGAATTGTACGCGGCGAGCATGAGAGATAAGGGCTGGGACTGGGATGTCCAGTGGTCCCGCGACGACAAGGGAAAATGCACGGGATGCACGCTCTGGCTGAAGAAGTGGGACGCCGAGAGCAAATCGTACAAGCCGGTCAAGGACCGCCAAGGCAAGGAAGTCTCCGAATCCTTCACCAAGGACGACGCGGACACTGCGATGGTCCACGAGAAGGGCGGCATGATTAAGCTCTCCGACAAGTGGAACTTCAAGTCATGGGGGCGCGACATGTACTTCTGGCGCGCTCTCTCTCGGCTGCGCCGGTTCCACGCAACGAACGTACTCCGCGGCGCCGCGTTACCGTTCGAGGCCGAGGAGTCCTTCACGGGCGAAGTTGACCAGACCGCGGTCGCCACCGTCGAGAAGACGGCGAAATTGGCCCAGCAAGTGAAGGAACAGACGAAGGCCGAGGAACCGAAGCAGACGAACGGGACCGTATCGACCGACGCACTGCGTGAGAAGATTGCGGCGGCTAAGACGACAACGGAAGCGGCCATGGCGAGTGTCGTAACCCCGAAGGCCGAGGAGAAGAAACCGGAGGATCTGTTCTGATGGTTGTATCGAGGTCGACAAAGCTGGCATTCATAGGGTGCTTGGTGCTTAGCCCCATACCTCTCGCGTTCGTTGGTAAGTTGCTCTATAAAGTAGCCCTGCGAATGACTGGCGAGGATGTGGTTGCCTTTATCGCAACGATATACCAGTTGGCCTTTCTGTACATGGCGGCGATATACTTCGTCGGCACTATGGAGGTGCGCAAGTAATGCTGATGACCAACATCAAAATCAAGGGCTGTGCGGCGTTCGCGCAGGAGGTGAACTTCCCGCTGAGCGCAATCGTGGCGATCCAGGGCAAGAACCGTCAGGGCAAGTCCGCGCTCATCGCTTGCCTGACGTATCCCTTCCGCCAGGGGCACGACCCCGACATGGTCAACGGCGAATCCGGCGAAATCGTCGTGACGTTCGACGACGGCTCGATGGTTCGCGCGACGGTGACGAAGGAGAAAACGGAGCGCATGGTGAAACCTGCAGGTTCCGTGCGATGGGACCGCAGCCGGAAGTACATCGACGATATCTCGAACGCGGTTAGCTTCGACCCCGTGGGGTTCCTTAAACTCGAGGAGAAGAAGCAGGTCGAGACGCTCTTGAAGGTTATGCCGCTGGACATGAAGGTCGAGGAGATGAAGGCGGCGATCGCTGGCTTCGAGGCCTTAGCTAATGGCGCGTGCGCCAAGTATCCGAACGCTTCGGCGCTCGAAACCATCAACTCGGTTCGCAGGGCAATCTACGACGAGCGCACGGCGACCAACGCCGCCGCTGACACCCATACGAAGTATGCCGACGAGATGGAGCGATCCCTCAAGGCGATGGATCTGATGGGCGATGCCAACTGGGAGGGCGAAGTCGAACGGCTTCGGGAAGCCGAGCGACAGCGCGCGGCGATCGAAATGCGCGAGCAGGAGGAACTCCGAATGGAGTTCGTCGAATACAGGGCCAAGGTCCAAGCTGACGTCGACAAACTTATCGAAGCAAAACGTGCAGAATGCGCCCAACGCAAGAACGAGATTACGGCTGCCCATTCGGGCAAGCGCACCGAGCTTGCAGCCGACCTCGCTACGGCTAACGCACGACTTGAAACGAAGCTCCAATCCCGCGGCCAGGAGGAGGCGATCAGGAAGGCTCGCGCAGCGGCTGCGGAGTCCGCCAAACAATCGGAAGCTATGACGGCGGCTATCGGTCGCCTCGATGAACTCAAGCGCGCCGTGGCTTCCCGGCTGCCCATCCAGGGCATCGAGATCCAGGATGGCCGTATCCTCCGCAAGGAGGGCGAGCGCCTCGTGCCCTTCGTGAAGTGGAGCTTCTCGGACCAGGTGCTCTTCTGTCTGCGGATCGCGGTCTTGGCGCACGGGAAGGCTGGATTCATCTGTCTCGATGACGCCGAGCATCTCGACAAAGAGCGCCGCGTTATGCTGGCGCGGACCGCGCGTAAGTACGCGGAGGAACAGGGGTTGCAGTTCATTATTGCTACGGTGGATGATGGGCCGCTGGCGGTCACGGATGGGTCGGAGGGAATATGAGCGAACCGACCCTTACCGATAGGCAGCAGACCGTGGCCTTAATGGCGGCCATCTTACGGGCGGGACACTTCTCTTGCGACGGCGGATGCGAGAAGGCCGAGTGGTATGTCGCCGCTGCAATGGACCTTCTAGACCGCGTTTGCGAAGCCGTACCGATCAGTTCAGCAAAGGAGTGATAAAAAAGTGAACCCCAGACTCGATCATTTCCCGCCCGGGTCCGAAAATTTCATTGACCACCCGAGTCATGCGAAACCCGGTATCCACGTATATCCGGACCGGCTCTACGTCCTGACGATGCTCGAGAATCCTATCCGCTGGCGGTCCCGCTACCAGAACTTCTCCCAGTTCCAGCGCATGGTAGATGAGTCCGGCGCCATCCTGTACGTAGCGGAAGTGGCATTTGAGAACCGGGCGTTCGAGATCACCGATGCCGGCAATCCGAGACACCTTCAGCTTCGCGCGGAGTCCGAGGTATGGAGGAAGGAGAATACCCTAAACCTCCTGGCGGCGAGACTTCCTCCGGATTGCCAAAAGCTCGCCACGCTTGACGCCGATGTAGAGTTCGCTCGCCGCGACTGGGCGCAGGAGATCCTGCATCAACTCGCCCACTACGATGTGATTCAGCCCTTCTCTCACGCCATCAACTTGGACTCCAATGCGGCTCCGCAGGACGACGTGCCGCCAACGAGCTTCATGTTCCGCTGGTGCGAGAACGGGATCGCACCACACTCCCCCGACTTCATGGAAGACCGGCCAGTTATCTGGACTACCAAGGGGGTAAAGCGAGATCACGAGGCTCCCACAAAGAACGGTTATCCCGGGGTAGAGGGAATCCAGAAGTGGCATCCAGGTCTTGCGTGGGCATTCCGCAAGTCGGCATGGGATGCGCTTGGCGGTATGCCGGACTGGCTCATCACTGGGTCTGGAGACTGGTTTCTTGCCAACGCTTTGATAGGCCATCTCATGGCGGCCTTGGATCAGAGGCATACTGATTCCTACAAGCGGTGGTGTCAGATCCTTCAGGATCGTTGCGTACCGATCCGAGACAACCCGGAAGGTGGACTCGGATACATGCCTGGTCTCATCCTCCACCGTTACCATGGGACGCACAGGAACCGTATGTACGAGAAGCGGCATGAGTTTGTTATCAACTGCGGATTCGATCCGGAGTTGGACCTCAAGCGGGACTGGCAGGGACTCTGGCAGTTGACCGGGAGGAACCCTCGATTGAGAGACGGACTCCGCGTTTACAATCGGTCTCGCAATGAAGACGGTGAGTAAAAGAAAGGAAAAGAGAATTGCCTACATTCTTCAATAACCTAAGCCAAATGAAGCTCGGAAAGCTTCCGCCGAGAGTTGACCCTCGGACGTTCCAGCTTTCCAAATACATCAAGGCCTTGCCGCCTCCGCCGGACAACTGCGGGTACGTCGACAAGATCCATAACTGGCAGATGCTCGGCAACGACGTCTACGGGGACTGCGTGGAAGCGGCCGCCGGCCATTGCGAAATGCAGTGGACCGCGTACTCCGGAATCCCGTTCACCCCGACAACGCAGCACATCCTCGATGACTACTCGGCCATCACGGGATTCAACCAGAACGATCCGTCGACCGATAACGGGACCGTGCCGCTCGACATGCTGAAGTACTGGCGGAACACCGGGATCGCCAGCCGCAAGATTGCCTCATTCATGGCGGTCGACTGGAAGAACCATTCGGAGGTCAAGCAGGCCATCGAATTGTTTGGCAATATCTTGGTCGGCATCAGGCTTCCATTCACCGCCCAGACTCCCGTGAACGGAGATAACGGCCTGCCTTGCTGGTCCTTGCAGGACATGCAGTCACCGAATTCCCTGCCAGGAAGTTGGGGCGGACACATGATCCCGATCGTCGGCTACGGTATCGACGCGAAGGGGAACAAGGGGATGATGGGCGTTACGTGGGGAGGTACGATTGATGTCACGTGGGGATTCGGGGACACCTATTACGAAGAAGCTTGGGTGGTTCTCTCGCAGGACTGGATTGATTCGCGGACTGGCCTTGCTCCTTCCGGCTTCGATCTCGACGCTCTTAAGTCAGACATCGCCCTCCTCTGAAGACGGCATGGAATCGGACTACATCTCGATCATCCTAACGGAGTACTTCAAGGAAAAGGGGTATTCCTCCTTTGAGTAGGTTCCCGATGGACAGTTCGTCGTCCCGATCGACAAGTATGCCTACTACGTTGTGGCCGTCAAGCAGGGAGCGGATCAGTCCTCACCGGAAAATTGCTCGATCCTGGTGTACCGTTGCGATGTCCTATACTTCGGGGGGTTCTCATTCTGATGAAATGATGAAAGGGCGAGCGAATGCCTAAAAGAATGACGTATGAGTGCGACGTCTGCGGACGGACGAAGCGCGAGGCCAACCACTGGTGGACGATCCGGGAGACGCCGATTGACAAGGGTTTCCATCTGAAGGCGTTCGACCCGAGCGAGGAGATCTTCGTCTGCGGGGGTGCCTGCCTCCATAGGAAGATCACCGAGTACACGACACGAGTACTGGAGCGGGAGCGTGAAGCCGAACAGTACGCGATACGAGTACTGGAGCGGGAGCGTGAAGCCGAACTGAAGGCGTTAGTCGAGGCAATTCCGCCCGAGGATATGCACCCGCCCGAGCCGCCCGAGGATAACGCCGAAGAGATCCCCCCGGAGGACTTACCGTTTTGAGACTCACCGCAGGGCAGGCTTGCTACCAACCGAAGCAGCGGTTTAACCGGCTCAGCGCCGTCCTGATAATGTGCGGTCCGCGACCCTGCGACTTCAACCTGATCCAGATATCCCCTTCCGAGATGGAGGGGCGGCGCAAAACCGAGGTCCACGGCCTGCCGATCTACTTCTCCGTTGAGATAGTCTGGGGTAAGGTCTGGTTCTATCCGACGCCTGATAAGAACTACTCCGCCCGTCTTCGTTGCCTGCGAGAATTCGAGCAATGAGCGAACTCCGCGACTACCAGCTCCAGGACATGGAGGAGATCCGCGCACTCTACCGCGAGGGCCACAGCCGGGTCCTCCTGGTGGCGCCGACAGGATCCGGGAAGGGCACGATTGCTGCGTATATCGTCCGTAGTTCGTCCTCCAAGGGGAAGCGCATTCAGTTCTGGGTCAACCGTCGTACGCTCGTCCACGACATGAGTGGGCGCCTGAATCGGCTTGGCGTCGATCACGGCGTAATCATGGCGGGGAGCAAGCGGAAGAAGCCGTGGGAGCCGGTGCAGATAGCGTCGATCGACACTCTGCGGAACTACGACAAGTTGCCCGAGGCTCACCTGGTCATAGTGGACGAGGCTCACTTTGCCGTGTCGCGGGGCTGGAAAGATATGTTCGCCCGCTACCCTGACGCGAAGTTTCTGTTCCTCACCGCAACGCCGGTCCGGTTATCCGGCGAGGGCATGTGCGAGATCGCCGACGTGATGGTGATGGGCCCGTCCGTCCAGATGCTCATCGATCGCGGTTACCTGGTCCCCGCTCGAGTATTCGCGCCCAGCAAGCCCGACCTCCAAGGCATTCGCTCTGCGCATGGCGATTACAACCAGAAGCAGCTCAGCGAACGCTGCGACAACGTCACGCTGGTGGGCGACATTGTGGACACCTGGAAGCGCTTGGCGTCCGACCGGAAGTCCGTGGCCTTCGCTGTCGATAAGCGCCATGCCGAGCACATCGCCGAGTCGTTCAGGTGTGCGGGCATTACGGCGACCACGGTTACCGACGAGACCTCCGACGACGAACGCGAGAAGATTTGGGAGGACTTCGACAACGGCGCTCTGCGCGTCGTGCCGAGCGTTGGAGTCATCTCGTACGGCTGGGATCATCCGATCTGTTCCTGCACCATCCTCGCGCGCCCTACGCAATCCGTCGCGCTCTACCTGCAGCAGGTCGGTCGCGGCTGCCGACCGGCGCCGGGCAAAACTGACCTGCTCGTCCTCGACCACGCCGGCAACACACAGACACACGGGTTCTACCACGACGAGCGTGAGTGGAGCTTGCAGGGCGGCTGTATTAATAAGCGCGCGAACAAGGACGGCGCACCGGCGGTCACCTACTGCCGCGCGTGCCTTCTGACGTTCCTCCCAGGCCCCGACAAGTGCCCAGCGTGCGGCGCGATCATTGTGAAGAAGGGCAGGGAGATCGAGGTAGTTGAAGCCGAGCTTGAAGAGCTTCGCCGGCGGGATACAAAGCTCAAGACTGCCGAGGAGTGGCGCCGGACGACCACGATCCCGCAACGGATGGAGATGTTCGACGGCTGGCAGCGGACGGCGAAGGAGCGCGGCTACTCGCCCAGGTGGGCAGTGACCAAATACGCTGTTATCTTTGGGCGGAAATACGAGATTGAACGAGCGGAACTACACGAGAGGACGGCGTAGTGTGGAGAAACCCATCATCTTCAGCGGTGAGACGGTCCGCGCGATCTTGGATGGACGCAAGACGCAGACGCGGCGAATATTCGGGTATAAGGTTTCCGGTCCGAATCCCCCCAACTTCAGCACCTTCGACGTATATTCGGGCGCCCAATGGGTTGGTGCCTTTGGGCGGGATGGCAAAGGGAACGCTACGCGGCTTGTTCGCTACCAGCCAGGAGACGTTCTCTGTGTCCGAGAGAACTGGTGGGAAATTCCGGAACCGACGGCGCGCCAGCTCCGCGATGGTGCCGACACGTGGCCGAACATTGCCTACGACGCCGACGAGAACGATATTACGCGGGAACAGAATCGGGCGTCGGGGTGGAAGCTCAGGCCCTCGATTCATCTTCCGCGCAAGCACGCGAGGATATTCCTGTCCGTTCGCGATCTGAAGATTGAACGGTTACAGTCGATTAGTGATCGGGATGCCGTAGCCGAGGGCGTCCGCCTGCCTACGGACGCGGTTGCCGGGGTGACGGCTGCTGCCTACTTCTCAGTGCTGTGGCAATCGATCAACAAACAGATTGGCCGCAGATGGTGCGATAACCCGTGGGTGGTTGCGACGACGTTCCGGAGGCTCTTGTGACCTCCAACGAGCTCACGAACACCCTCCTACTGGAGATCCCGAAGCGCTTCCCGCAATGTCGCGTCTGGCGCGCTAATTCCGCGACGGCCTTCCCGCTGGACCGGGCCAAGGCGGCATTGCGCTACCTCCTGCAGAACAATATCAAGGCCGCAATTGAGTGCTTGCGGTCACGACCGATCCGGTTTGGAGTGCCTGGTCAGGCGGACATCTCGGGTGTCGCCGGACCCGCCGGGCGCCGGCTGGAGATCGAAGTTAAGGTAGGGACTGACAAGCTGCGGCCGGAACAGGTAGCATTCAGGAAGATGTGTTTGGACCGGGGCGCCGTCTATATCGAAGCGCGGGACGTGGAAACGGCACTCAAGGAACTGGAGGTCGAACTTGGGACTCTATAAATGCACGCTTTACGAAAAGGGCGAACCCGTCGTCATCGAAGGCCGGATCGTCTCGCAAGAGGTGGTAGCAGCAACGGGCGGAAAGGCCTGGTACTCCTGGTTCCTTGATCTCCACGACGCTGCCGATCACATAAAAATAACCGACATTCGCGTTAAATCGTTGAATCGTCGCCATGCTCGCCCGATGGCGTGCGGATGGGAGGAGCGCATGGACCGAGCCAATAAGATCATTCGCGTTATCGGGTCGCATGGCCGTAGGTTCCTGTCCTCAAACTCCGACTGCCGTGAGCCGAAGGAAGATCCGACCTTCTCTCGATTTGAGGTCGACTCCAAGGGCGAACTCTGGTACGTCCAGTGGTACGGGGCAAAGCGCATCCTCGTGCGACATCGGGAATGGCCGGGCTTCTGTGACGGAGGAACACTGCGCGGGGTAATCGAGCATCTCCGCAATCACATTCTCCTCGGAAACCCTGTGCGTATTCATTTCGCCGAGTACTGGGGCTACGAGCAAGACATGGCACTCGTCGCAAGGGAGGTAGGTGAATTGTGCAGGTGACCCAAGAACAGATTGACGACGTCGAGGCAAAATGTCGCGTTGACGAGGACGTCATTCGCGGGATTATGGCACGCGTTCCACCATCATGGGATCTCATCCAGCACCTTCCCGCAGGCGGAGCGTTCCGGCGCGGGAATCTGCAGGTCTTGTTCACCGTCCAGAAGTACGAGAACTGCTTCACCCACGCGTGGGAGACGTGGGTCCACGCCTCGGTATGTGGCCGTCGAGGTGAGCATCGCTGGTACCTGCCAGACTGGGAAGAGGTCAAGCGGGTCAAGCACGACTTTATTGGTGAGGATCGGTGGGCTTACCAGGTGTTCCCGTCCTCAAAGGACTACGTCAACCAGCACGCGTACGTTCTGCACCTGTACGCGCTCCTCGACGGCGAGCCCGCGTTGCCGGACTTCACATGGGGGCTGGGGACGATTTGATAGTCCAGACCAATCGCGGCATCAAACTCTACGGCTACGAGTCCTGCCGTCCGAGCGAGTGGCCGCATTATCTGCGCGTCCGCTCTGTTGCGCTCTACCGTCAGGGTCGCGTCTTCACCGGCGCGTGGGTTCCGAACACACGGCGGTCGCGGAAGATCCTGCGCGCTTTGGCGCGAGACTCTCTCGGCAACTACTTCGCCGCTGAGGCATTCTTCGACGCCGGTGAGGCGTTCTTCGACCTCGGTCGGCTGCGGAGGCTCCGCCCCTGATCCCAGCGTCTGCGGTTGCCCGAGTCCTCGAAGCCACCGACCTCCTGGCTCTCGCACACCAGTACGTCAAGCTGCGCCGGTCCGGCAAGGAATGGTTCGGACTGTGCCCCCACCATACCGAGCGAACGCCCAGCTTCTCCGTGAATCCCGCGAAGCAGATGTTCTACTGCCGCGGCTGCCAGTGGGGAGGGAATGCGATAACTTTCGTGATGGCGGTCGAACGGGTTAAATTCCCCGAGGCCGTCCGCATCCTCGCCGATCGCGCCGGCATCCCGCTCGAGGAAAGCCCTCGACAGCGGTCGGCAGACGATAGTTTCCTCTCCCAGGTGGTCGCCGAGGCGCGGCAGTTCTGGGAGGGTGCCAGGGATCGGTATAACGAACGTCAATCGCATTGGCTGGAATGCCGAGCTGCGGCAGGCCGAGAGCTGCGATCGCGGTCGGATGACACCCCGGAATGGTGGTACGTCCTTGGCCTTTACAGGCGATACGCGCGATCGGCCGCCCGGTGGGACCGGATCATCCGCCGGCATGACGGCAGCGGCAAGAGCGAGCTTGTGGCGCGATACGCGGGCTACAGGGGCAGGCACCCCGGAATCGTCGAGAGGTTGAGGCAGGAACGGGAGCTGATTGCTGGCTGCGAGGACGTGGAGAACGCGGCGCTTCAGGCAGTAGGGGAACTGGAACCGGGGATCTTGTGTCGGCTCCTCGACCACTTGGCTACGACGATTCGATAATCCTCGGGTTGGGCGCGTCCGACGTAAACTTCACTTCGATTATCTCTTGACCCTCAGCGGTGGATGTCGTTTCGCACCGTGTTCTGAGGACACTGTCAGTATGAGGTAAAACATGCCTATCTGTACCCCTGAATATTCAACTATTTCAACTAAGCTTGTAATCGGCTGGTAAGTAGAGTTGAGAAAGTTCCTCGCTTCATCCTTGCCATAGTACTTAGAGAGCAAATCGGCTGCTCTCTCATAAAGGGCTACGGATCGGGAGTAAGCATGTCCCTTTTCACTTGATTCTGCCTCAACCATCATGAGGTGATAGGCTGCTTCTCTCACAAGGCACCTGAGATCATGGTCTAAGGTGATCTCAAACTCTATTTTAGAAACCTCGAATTTACTGCCATCTTGCAGACGATATAGATTCATTAGAACCTCCAACCAATGCAACCTCTCCTGATGCCAGATGCATCAGCACTCCCATAAGCGTAATGATTACAGGAGGGCTGCTGAGCCTAACAGCTGAGGATGGGAGAGCACTGAGCTAGCTCTACTGTAGAGCTATCTTGGCCCACTCAAGAGCCAATCTAGTTTTAGGTCTGTCCTCACGATTAGCCCAGTGTCGCATGGCTTCATCGTAGGTAAAGTCACGGCAGCCGCACTGAATCCTCATCTCCCCCCCTTGAGTGATCCAAGCCGTGAAGATGCCCCACTCTGCAATACCTGACAGCTGCACCAATTTTTTAGGTTTGGAGCAGTCGCAGCAGTCTGAGCAGCCGGAGCAGCCGGAGCAGCCGGAGCAGTCTGAGCACCTGGAGCAACCGTAGCAGCCGGAGCAACCGTAGCAGCTGGAGCAGCTGGAGCAGTCTGAGCAGCTGGAGCAGCCGGAGCAGTCTGAGCACCTGGAGCAGCCGGAGCAGTTTTGGCAATCCTTACAATTAGCAAGTGTTGCTAACGCTGCTCTAGCTTTCTCCTCATCACGCCAATATTCTGTACTACATCTATTTCCGTTATCGTCAGTAATCCACATAGAACCTCCAAAAGATCCACAAGCGCATGTCTCGGGATCTCTCTAGACGCTCTATACTGCACTAGCTGGCAGCATCATCTTGACAACGCTCGCTGGCAGCATCATTCGCCACACTTCAGGTAATGCTCTTGATCTGAATACGCCAAGCTCATCAAGTATTGCAGCGCCTCCAATTGCTTTGGCGTCAGGACGATTGTCTTCAGTACCCCAGCCATCGCAGCACCTCCGGGTAGGTCCAGTCCGTCACGTCGACCCAGTGGCTCGCGTCACGCTGGAACACTGTGTCGTAAACCTCGTCCCACGCATACAGCCGATCGGCCGCCAACAACGTCGGCTTGCCATGCTCGCGCATAACATCGAGCTGCCACAGCGCCCATGCCTGCTGCGCCGGCATCCCATGCTCAATCGCATACCGCGCCAGTTTGTATGCTTGCTTCTCGAGCAGGAGGTTGGTCCGATAGGAGTGATAGACCATCTGCAAATGTCTCATTTCTTGCCCTCCATCAGCTCGCCGAGGTAATCCGTCGTCACGTCCTGCTTCGCCGCCAAATCATCGATCAGGACGTTCAGCTCCCTGATCTCCCACTGCTCGATCATTACGATGATGAGGAGCGCCAGAAGCGCTCCCGCCACGACAGGGTGAAGGTTTCTCATCGGAGATTCTCCAGAATCCGACGCGGCAGAATGTATCGATCATAGTTCTCATTCCGCTTTTCGTCGTCTTTGGTCTGATAGCCTTTGCCCTCGCAGCGAAAGCACTCGCCGCCAGGCCCTTTGGGAACTCCGTTCTCCACGCGGGTAACGAATTTGCCCGTTCCCCCGCAACGCCCACAGACGATGTTCGCCATGGCTACCACCTCCCATTCATGCGCTCATACTCTCGCTCCATCCGCTCTTCGTAACCGCGATCCGAGCAAACGTAATCCTCGCCCTGATAGCCGTCAGGTCCAGCGTCGGACTTGCGGCTATGGCAGTTCAACCCGTACACGTCGCCGTTGCGATACCACTTCGCACGGCTGCCAATCGGTAACGCGGCGCCGCATTGCTTGCAGTGCGCCGCACGCTTCAACGTAATCGTCATTCGTCATTCTCCTGCCCATGGTTGGGCTTTCCGTAGATACGGAAGGATTCCCCCTGTCACGAGGAACCCTTCATCACCACCTACGCGATTTGCCAGCCGCGCTCTGTCAGCCAAGCCACATCGCCGGCGTCCGTCAGTTTTAGACGAATGGCGCGAACCTCGGGCGCCCACAGAGGCCAGTGATCGGCTTCAATCATCAGGCGTAACTCCAAACGCAAACTTGACAACTTCTGACTCATTCGAACATCTCCCTCTGTTCTTCGCTGCCGTCATCGAACAACGGCAGCGTCTTGATTGATCTGTGCGCCGTCAACGTCGTCAGCGGCGCTCTCCATTCGGCCGTCACTCTGTCGGCCTCGAGGCGAAGGCGGTACTGTTCCGCCTCCGCTTGCATATCATCCAGGTTGTCGAACATCATCGGCGCCCCCGATACTTCCCTGTGATGCGCTCGAAGGCTTCCTGGATCTTGCGAAACGTCGCAGCATCCCCGCCGCGGTCCGGATGATGCTGCATGGCGAGGCGACGGTGAGCTTTCTTGACCTCGTCCATCGTCGCGTTCGGCGACAGCCCGAGCACGGCGTACCAGTCCGTGAACGGGTTCGACCACTCGCGGTTCTGCTGCTGGCGCTGCTGCCGCTCACGTTCGCGCTCACGCTGTTGGCGCTCACGCTGTTCGCGTTCGTATTCTTCGCGGTATCGATCCCGGCGCCGCCGCGAGTCTTCGCTCTCCGCGCTACTGAAGTCGAACCCGCTCTGACCCCCGAAATCGAACCCAGCGCCAGTATTCTCGAAGCCGAACCCTGATTGGCTCATACAAGTAGCAGCTCCATTTCGATCCCCATCAAGCCGGCGCGGACGTTGTTCTTGGCCTCAGCGAGGATCTTGTGCATCAGCGGCGCCGTCGCGCTAGTCGGCGCTTCGTTGAACCAGACTTCGTACAACATCTGACCCAACTCTGCGGCATCGACGCACGCTTCGAACTGCACTTCCCTACACCGACTCTTGAACCGACCTTCCAGCTTCCCTGTGCCATTGCAGGTGAAGATGAAGATCGTCTTCGCCGGAAAGTGTCCTGACCCATCGAGCACGCTCAATAGCGCATTCTGCGCCGCTGTCGACATCGTATCCGCTTCGTCGATGATCGCGACATGCCATTCACTCTTCCCAAACATCGGGATGAAGTTACAGGCATACACCAGGTCATTGACCGCTTCTTTGGTGCAAGCCGATGCCGGTATGTGATGCACCTCCGCTTGCAGTTCCGCGGCAAGCGCAAGCGCGAGCGAAGTTTTCCCCGTGCCCGAGTCGCCTACGAACAGCCACGCGCTCTCCCATGGCGACTTCGCCAACTTGCCCATGAACGCCTTAGCACGGCTCAACCCCACGAAGTCCTTGATCTTCCGTGGGCGGTACTTCTCCGTTAGACTTTGCATTCGTTTCTCTCCTGCCGCTGGTAGCGGCTTCGTTTACCTCAGCGCATGACGCCTAACAGGCGCCATCCGTTGAAGGCTCTCGGATCTTTAACCGGTTTCCCGTCCCGAGAGCTTTCGAATCCCGTTCCTACCTCTCCCGTGTGCCGCTTAGGGCAACCATACGACGCATCATTCCGGCGCCGCACATTCCCACGCTTCTCGCGCTTCTCACAACCCACGTTTCCGCAGTGCCTCCCCTCCGCAAGCATCATCGCCAGATTCAATCTCGGCTTCCCTATGCGCTCCACCCGTCCCTACGGTTTGCTGTCCCGCTTCCCCGGTACGCCACGCATCACTCCACCGCTAACCAGCTCGCCTACATCTATCGGCTATTCAGTTTTCGAAGATCTTGCCGTCCGCGCCTCTCAATCGCGTCTGACATGCTGAGCGTAACTCAGTTTTCCATAATCACCCTAAAATAGTCTGTAAGCCGCTGAAAACAAACAAAATTCTCCTATTGACGTGTTTTGGGATACTTTACGGTTTTCGCTTTTGTTTCGCTTTAATTTTCGCCGTTTATTCGCCTGCTTTCAGGCTAACTTGTGTCTCTTCCGCGGCGCCATATTCCACGTGAAACACTCCACCGCGCTAAGATCGGCTTGTGATCGCATCTGACCTGAAGATCCGCTCCAAAATTGACGCTCTGCCAGACGCCCAACGCGCCGCAGTAATTGACGCCATCCTCAAACGCACGCCACTACGCGTTATCGCCAAAATGGCAGGCGTTGACGCTATGTCTGTAGCACGTTACCGCGACAGAGTCGTTCTACCCGCTCTACAGCCGCGACGCGCAATGCCAAATCACGTTGATTCAGTAGCTTGCGATCTTACGAAAACTGCCGAGCTTGCAAATCAACCCGTTTCCGCAATGGCAAACCAGATTGCAGGAACAAGTGTGGTCCGGGAGAGGATACACCACCTCTTCGGGGATATCGAGGAAACGATCAACCGTGCCAAGGCCGCGGTGCAGGTCGTAAGTGATGGAAATGGGGAACTTGTACCTATTGGAGATGACCTGAAAGTCCTCGCCCCGCTGTTCGCCCAGGCCAACAAAAACATCGAGCTGTTGGCGAAGGTGACAGGTGAGATCGTCAGGGCCGAACACCGACCCGCCCAGCTTACCGTTAACATCGTCATGCCGGCCGCTATGGGGACAAGGCATGTCGAGCGGCAGGATATTGCCGAGGATGTGGTGATCGACGTGTCATCTGCGGCTAAAATCGGCTCCAGATAGCGCAAATTCCACGTTATCGTTAAAGCTAGTGCAATGATTGGACTTAAGCTCGATTATCGTCTGCTAATTTTACATAAGAGCCATTATCGGAAGTAGATCCGACATGGCCTGATGTAGGCTAGACGTAGGCTGACGACCCCAAGGAGATCCCTCGCCAGGCCCAGGGGTAGGAGTCCCTTCCAGCAGACCCCCACCCCCACCCCATCCCCTAAATCCCGACCTCCTCTAGTCGGTCGCGTAAAGTCA